TCGTTTGATCCATCCACACACTAAGCCCAGAAACAACTGGAGTATTATTTAAATTATTATCTATCATATTAATATATCTTCGACCATTGTAATATACTACTGGCTGTATACTAATATTTATATCATCAGACCAAGAAGGATGATTATTATTTATATCATCTCCACTTAAATCTGTTATAGACCATGATCCAGGGCATTTATCTAGTGTATTTAAATCTGTTATTGTTGGTGACCCGTTTACGTCAAGAGTATCAAAATCTAATTCTCTAAACATATAATAATTTTTAGAGGAAGCTTGATGCATACTTAAAATCCATTTTGATAATCCATTAACCCAAGTAATTTCTGGCGCATATCCAACATCATCTGCCCATCCGACATCTACAGGGTTAGTTTCCCAAGGTCCCCACATTCCTGAAGTATTTGACTGATGCTGCATTCCAGTAGCACTAAAGTTCCAAACCATGTGCCAAGTATCATCTATTTTAGTTATAGACTGCCCTTCTGGAACAGCATTAGTATCAAATACTATTAATGATTCTTGTCCAGAAACTAAAACCCAATCAGAAGCAAAATCGTTTCCACTACCCTGCCATTCAAGAACTCCTATACAACCTGGATTATCCCAAGGATCTGCTTCTCCATCGTCTTTTTTTGCCGAGAAAGTAAGAAACCATTTACCTTCATCCTCATTATAGGTAAAGTGTGGATCCCTACATTGTGCGGACCAAGCAGCCTCAGGCCAGATAAAATAGGACTGTGATTCCATATCTAATAATGGGTTTACTCCTGAAGCCCTAACCCATGTATATAAATCATCACTAAATGCCAAGCCGAGCTGCTGTCTTGAGCTTGTAGGAGTCCATGCTACTCCAGCATAAGACATTACCCATTTTTCACCAACTGGTGGACTTGAAACAGGATTTCTAATAACATGTGGTGCCCATATATGTTCGTTTTCCCAATCTTCTGCATAGCCGTCATTAACATCTAAAACATCATCTTGTTCTACCCAATTTCTTAAATTTGAAGAAACTGAACTTGTCCAATGAGAAAGCCGCTCACCAAAACTATGATCATCTCCAGGCTTTACTTTAATACCAAAAATATGTAATATTCCATTATCATCCTCAACTAAAGAATGATCAGCAATATAACTTGTATCTGAAGCCATTTCTATAAATGGTTGCGAAAAATCATATAATATACCATCTCCTAAAGATAGTCCAACATATTCGGAGTGTTGTGTAAAATTATCAAATTCAATATCTACATCTGCTATAGAGAAGTTATTATCTCCCCAACTATCAAAGTCGTTTACACCGGACACATAAACTCTTAAAGGTCCAGTCTCATTATTATATAGATCATCAACTTCCATAGAAAACCTATAAGAGGTAGTAACTATGGGCTGCTGATCAAACGCTACTTCTGGAGTTTCTGTCATAGCATCATCAATAGTTACTGATATTCCACTTCCAGTATAATAAGTTTGTGTAGGAGATAGATGTCTTAATTTATAAGTTAAGATATCATTTTCATAATCTGTAGTATCTATACTTAATCCAGCAGTTGCAGTCCATGGATAAAATGCAGAGTCCTGATCACTATCTATTTCAGGAGCAATATTATCTTGCACAGATTTTAAACATAAAGGCATTATATCATTAACAAATTTTGTCTCTAAAGTCTCACTACAACTAATACCAGCATATTGTAGTCTATTAGTTTCATCTAATAATATTATCTCTCTATAGTCAGAATATTCATCACTAATTAATTCAGAAATTATATCTGGATCAACTAAAGAATCTATTATTCTAACACCAGAGCATATTAAATCAAATTGATTTATAGAATCACCGCTACTGTAATCATAAAATTCTAAAGAATTTTGTACCATATATGTAAGACTATTAGAAGTTCCTGATGTTGTAAATTCTGCATAATTATAATTACTATCAGACCACCCACTAGTATAAATACAATCCTCATAAGCAAAAGGAACGCCTTTTATTAATCCATATAAATTTGTTAAATTACTAATAGTAGGAGCACTTCTTATTTTATTATTGACTCCATGAGTCCATCGTTTTAAATGGTCTGCCCAGTATTGTGAATAAACATAATTTGTAAGACCAGATTCAGTTACTCCATCTAAATAAGGAGTATATAATTTTTGTTGTATTATTTCTTTAGGGTTATCTTCACAACCAAACCCTTTAAAATATATATTAGTTAAACTTGGTAATAAAACTAAAGAGTTAACGGCTAAGAACTGCTCACCAGGATGATACGTTTTATTATCTTGGTCTATCTCAATAGCGTCTGCTAAAGTATTATCAAAGTCTATTTCTTTTAAAAACTTTATTGCGTTGTTGTTTACTATCTCGTAATCTTCGTCCTCTACTAATACCTGGCCAGTAAGTACTCCACTTAGGGTTGGTATACTTAAATAATCAAACCTATCAGTATTAGGAAGATCAAAGTAGTAAGCACCGCTTGAAAACTCAGTCCATGTCACTCCATAATCCGTACTCTTATAAATACCTTCTAAGGTACCAACTATTAACGTAGTTCCTACTACATTAATTGTTCTTGGATAGAAAGCATCAACAGATGGAGTTACGTCAGACCATACAGTACCATTATATTTATAAATCTTATCATTAGTTAATATAAAATTATTGGCATCAGTTATTTGACAGAAATCATAAATTCTTTCAGTAATTCCAGTACCAATGCTGGGGGAAGGCATTGGCATAAAATTAGGAACACCCGCTGCTTTAGTAAAATACCAAGCATCGTCATCTCCCCCACCCGAACTTCCTGTAAATATGAAATCATCTGTGCCCTCTGCGTAGTTAGAGACAGACGTACACCCATCTTCGGGACCGCTATAATCATTTATAGTGTCCCACTCTTCGTCTTCGGTAGAATATATATGTAATCCTCTATGGACCTCTGTAGTTCTAGAGCTACCAACTATTAATTGAGTTCGTAGCGTGTCACCAAATACATCTACATTTACCCAAGCAATGTCATGAACATCTAAACTATTTACGGCATAATTAGTTGCTGTTGCTAGGCTAGTAAACACGTACTCATTTAAATAATTTAATTCTCCTAAATAAACTACACTGTCTGAATAAACACCAAGTGCTGCGTCCCACACTCTTGTTGTAGGAGCACCTATTGCCTTATCTATCTCCCTTACAGTAATCCTAGCAAATTCTGTAGAAGCATATACTAAAACCCACTCAGTGGTGTTAAATTTATATATGCCTGTAGAGGTTAATAGATATGGGTTAGTTCCATCAGGATAAGGAATCTGTATATCTTTAAGAGATAGAGATGAAGATTTTAAGTTAAAAGTTATGTCATCCCAATACACTAAGTTATCAGATTTGTATACTCGCCTGTCTGTAATTATATAAACAGTATCAGAGCTAGCAACTACTCTAACTATATTTCCTTCTACTTTATCTCTTATTTCTGCGTAGCCTTCTTCAAAGAATATATTATAATACTCATAGCCGTACTCTAAAAATCCACGGCCGTACTTTAAAGATTTGGTTAGATCTACTTGGTATAGATTATAAAATAAAGCCTGCATACCCTCAAGTAGGGCTGTCCAATATGTTTCTACTCTGGCCTTCTCTTCGATGGCCATTAGATTATAGAAAGTTGATGAGAAATCCCATAGCTCGTCAGTAGTAAAATTTAAAGAAGGACCAAACATGTTTCCTCTTAAAGTTGGGTTAATCCTAGTAACTCAGTTTTATCGGTATAATATTTTCCAACAGCGGTGCTAGAAATTGTATAAGTATCCTCTAAAGCTGTTATCGTTTTTATATAAGTTGAGCTATAAGCTCTGATGTCAATATCTATGTCTGTAGTATCAACATAAGTTGCGCCGTTATTCTGTAGTAATGCTATAATACCAGATTTTGTTAATGTGGTTGAGGTGTATTCATTTATATATGCAAGTAGTTTTTCCCTCATTGCGTTTTCTGATAGTCCGCCGCTATACTCTAAAGAGTTTATAACTACAATATGTGGTGGCATAGTTTTTACTAAATAATCCATTCCTGGATATCTATTATCATCTGCTTGAACAAATGCTTGGACATTATCTCCATTGATCCAATACTTATATACTAAATCAACTTCTACGCCAGTTAGATCATCGTCACTTGCGAAATTTATTTTGTAATTAGCTTCCGTTGAAAATTCAGATCCTGCAGCAACACTTTCAATGTAGTAAGCATCTTCATCAAAGTCTGTTTGAGATAAATGTAATTTAACTCCAGTAATCTCTTGAATAGGCCCACCAATATCACCAGCAAATGTTAATGTATATAAATTGTTACCAGCTATTATTCCAGTAGCTGTTCCATATTTAATATTACTAGGATCGTGACAATAGATATCTACAGAGTTTCCTTTATGAACTCCGCTCTGGTCTATGTTAGTCAAGGATACGTAATAAGTTCTAATAGTGTGGTTTGTGTTGTCTGAAAAATCTTCTGTTACTGGAACATAAATCTCTCTATCATAATCCCACTCTGTTACTGGATTTACATAGGCTGCTGTCTGGTAGTCATACCCGTATCCAGGAGCTGGTCCTGAGTTAGCAGCGTGCGCTACAATAACTACTTGACCGTTTGCATCTAGATAGTTAGACAGCGGAGTAAAGCTTTTAGTAATTAGCTGATCTTCTCTAATGTCATCTATAGTGGCAGTGTGGCCACCAATATATTCCCATTCTCCTGTACTATAGTTTCTTACAAAAGCTCTTGTACGGCTATTCCCTGTATTTCCATCAACAACATAATCAACAGGGTCATATCCAACTCCATAATAATTAACTGTAAAGGCTGAGGCACTAGTGAAGTATTCTGCATCTGGGGTAAGCTTGAATTCCTGCATGGGGAATTTTTCTTCCTCAGACCAAATTTCTAAACTATCATAGTACCATTCATTATTTCTTGTCTGTGCAATAGAGATCCCGAAATGCTCTCCAGCAGCTTGAGGAACATATGGAGGATAAGTTTGTCCACGAGTTAGAATTGCGTCACCCTGTGAGTCTCCGTCTGCCCATACCCATATATCAGTTCCCATTTTAGCATGAATATTCATTCTGAATTGGTACCAAGTGTTTTGTTCTATCCAAACTTTTCCAGCCTGTAAGAACTGGTTCTTACCACCAGTCTGATCCCAGTACTGTTCATAGTTGATCCAAACCTCTTCTTGTAAGATATCATTATCAACTAAATAAACATTATATTTTAAATAACCATTGGCCGGTATCTTTAAAGCTGCAGCACTTCCTACAACTGCAATAGCAGCATTAAGTGTGAGACCATAAGTTTCATAAAACTTTAATTGATGCGCTGTTGTAGCTCCGGTTCCATTGTTTGCACAATCAACCAAGAACTCAGGCTGTTTACGCCAAGCTAGACCATAACCATCATGAGGCAAATGTGTTGTGGCATTTCTCATAACAGTAACATAAGACATCTCACCTAATTCAGTATTATCTGTAGTACTGAATTTACCAGTAATGTTTATACCTGTATGCTGGTCTATAGGTCTATGAAAAATAGGTGCTAAATTATTAAGATTTTCTTCATTTAGCAGCTGTGATAAATTATGGTATACTTGTACTAATGGAGCATTACCGTGCATATCTAATCCTTATGGGCTATCTACTTCAGTATCATCTGAAACAGGTATATAATCAGTCTCTTCATTATTTGTAGTTACTACAGTGATAGCTTCTGTGGCTAAAGACAATAATGTATTTATAGTTGAGTAGGGTATATTTAATATAGAATCATCTAAATTACTATAATCTAGAGTTTTACCTAATCTTAAATAGCCTTCTTGGGTATTAACCTCATCAATATAAAATATTGAATTATCAGGGTTTAGTCCATCATGTATTTCCCAATAACCACTAGCTAGTACAGTTTGTAAATCTAGTTGAATATCTGGATTATTTAAATCCTCAAAGAACTCCTGTAAGATAACATACTCATCTTGCTGTGCATATGATACGTCTGATTTAAAGAACAACCCTTCGTATAATCCTTGTGAGAACTCTGTAGTAAATCCGTCAGGCTCTGGTAAGGACACCATCTCGCTATCGTCAGTATCTATTATACTAGCTGTATAGGCAATGTGTTGTTTCCATGGATATGTGTGTAGTCCTGATTGCACTAAATAAAAATCTTCTTCTTTAAATTGAACAGCAAGACTTAAATTTTCCATTAAGTCTCTTTGCATTAGTGGGTCACCTGCACCCACAACTTCCACATCGTTCAAATTAAGAAAATTAGATAATAGCTGTCTTTTAATTCCGGCAGTTGAAGAAAGAGATGAGTCAGCAAAGCTTAATAATAGTCTAGTAAATAAAGATTCATTGTCCTCTTTGTCTTCCCCAGAAACTATAGGTTGGGAATTATTTATTTTAGCGGGGGTAGCTTGTAATGTTAGTGCCCTTGTTATGGCATTAGCTGGCTGGTTATAATCCGACCCAGCGAGTATCCCTTGAATCTGTATAGGCTCAGTGTTATATAATGGAAATTGATCACGAGTAATTTCCATCGTACCTCTAGTAATGGAGTAATCAGCTAGAGTTTCATAAATTAATGTACCAGTACTATCACTAAACTGTGTGCCTCTTGCAATAGCTAGAGTTCTGGGTTCATTAAAATACAGCTTTACTGTTCCTGTAGACTTCGCCCCATTCTCTCTAGTAATTAAAAAATTAGTTACTATAGTGTCCATCTCAGATTCAGAGATAGAGCTTAAATCTTCTAATGTCTGATTACGAAGAATTACATCTTGGGTCTCTCCATAAGAAGATAGTATAGAAGTTATAGGATTAATTAAAAGATCAGACACTACACTTCCTGGTCTAGTGTCTATGCTTGAATCAATACTTTTAATTCTTTCTCTTATATAATTAACAATATTTATAGCCATTCTAATTTCCTTAAATTACGATAAGTTGGGAGGTTCCGTCTTGTAGGTCAACCCTTAATTTTAAATGCCACGATAAACTTTCTGGTAAATGCTTTAACTCTAATAATACTAATGACTTAAGTTGTTCGCTTTTAGGCAAGTTAGGAATAATTAGTTGTTCTAATTTTAACTCTTGCTCTAAATCACTAATATAAATAGGGAAAACCCCAGATAAATGTTCTTTATCGCTATCAGCCAAAGAAGTAAACATAGCAGGTATGTTGGTACCCACTGTAGGATTAACTATATCAGATCCCTCTAATGTTAATATACGTTTTGCTACACGCTGAATCAAGTTAAAACTTGATTTAGCTCTTTCTACTCCTGTTGGAAAAACAACAGTTAGAATCCCATCAGAGTCTACATCTATAATTTTTACGTCCTGTGCCATATTAAAATCCTAAGTTGGTAAGGTAATGTCAAGAGGAACTTCTGGAGTAACGGCTGCATAATTTTCTAATTTTTGCATATAATCTGTTATTGTAGTTACTTTAGCTTGACATGTTTTATTCTCTTCTTCAGTTCTATCTAAATAGTTCTGTACTTTTTTCAAAGCAGACTTACTCCCACCATAGACATACCCAAACACTTCTTTTATAATTGGCAAGTCTTGTACATTACTTGTAGAGGAGACAGTGCCTAAACAGCCAAGCTCACTTAGACTCTGTAGACCGGCATTTAGTAGTGCTAGATTGCCTGTTGATAGCTGGTCTGATAAATTAGAGAACCAGGAATCTTTCAATAAATCGTTTATGCCTTCTACTTCATTTAACATTATATTAAACCCAGGCAATGTTTCTAAATCTCTTCTTATTACTTTAGATATATTTATTATTTGTATATCTTTTTGTCTTTGCTCGTTTAATTTATATAACATTTCTTTAAATGATGGCATAAAATTCTTAAATTTTCCAGAGTAAACGTTCTGAGAAAAATTAGCTACAAGGTCCTGACTAAAGTCAACAACTGTATCTGCTGGCTGCTTCAAAGAAGCTACATTATCAAATAGTACATCATCTATTTCACTAGAGCCAGAAAGATATTTAATTAACCATTGATAGTTAGTATTTATATCAACTAGTTTTTCATTATTTATAGCGTTGTTTTCGCCCAGTAAAGAATTTATTGAGTTGCCGTATGATCCGCCAGCTTGTCCTTTTAATGGATTAGACACCATTGTGTCAACCGTACTTTTATGTTTTAGTAGGGTTTTAATCCATTCAGTTCTTTCTGTATTAGTTATATTTGTAACTATCTTTTGCCCTTTTTCAGTTAATACGTGTCCTTCAATTTCTGTTTGAACAGACTTTAATCCTGTTAAAATTGGATATAGTAAAGTATATGCTTGTTGGCCAAGCAGACTTACTGATTTAAAGGTAATGTCAAATCGTGCAATAATTTGCTCAACCATGGTTACTCTAGCGTTGGTATCTCTCAAGGTTTGTACATCAGATAATAATACATCACCTACAGTAGCAGTTGTTACTTTTCCTATATCTTTTGTATCCCAGATATCACGTGTAATGTCTAATACATTTTTACCAATATTTAAGTATTGAACTGGAAGATACATAATAAGATTCTCTAACATACTAGCCACTATGGACGCTATAATATAAATTTGTTGTGCGGTAGTCAGCGCAGAGATGTCTTGAGCTAGAACTTGTATTGATTGCTCAAAAGCATTTCCTCCTGTCTCTTCCTGTAACTTAAATTTGTTTTGAAAGTAATCTCCAAAAGCTTCCCAAGATTGTAATGTCGGGTTCTCAGAAAAAGGAACATTTACTTCATCACTCATTTGAATAGCATCTCTTACTTGTGAGAAGAAATCTCCATGTAAGTTATTAATACAATTATCTAAATGAGTACTAGCATATGTTAAATATTTTGATCTAAATAGTTGAGGCTCAAAATCAGCACTTAGGACAGAGCCATCATTTAATTGTAACCCAACGGATAATCCAAGAGAGTGTCTTGCTTTTTTAAGATCACTAATAGCTCTTAATACCTCATTGTTAGAATCTAATCCCTTAAGTTGTTTTTCCAAGAATGCAAAATAATCACCTAGTCTAATAATAGGCCTTAAGCTTGCTATAACTTTATCTAATACAACCTGTCTTTCTAATAACTGCTCTTCTAGTGTAACTAGACTTCTATACATTAAATAATAATAAGGCGTTTCGCTTAGAGTTAAATACATTGCTACAAATTGGAACATTAAAGATGTCATTAATATAGTGTTGATGTATCCAATAGGATTTAATAAAACGTTTGGGTCAAATCCTAAAAAATCAGCAAGCAATATTAACGCAAGAAACGCCGAATACCCTCCAGCCTCGGTTAAGAACACCTTTGTTTTATCTTTCCAATCCTTCAGCGCTCTAGATAGTTGATCTCCAAGCTCACTAAGTAGTGCAGCAATATCTGCATCAGAGGAATCAAGACCAAGACTCTCAGCTAAATTATTTAAAAAAGTAGAGACCTGGTGCTCAACTCTAATAGTAGTACAAGGATTTGGTTGTTGTAGTATTTGATCAGTAGCCATTAATATCTCATGCTATCTCTAAGTTTAGCAGCTATATCCTTTTTTCGCTGTGCCACTTTTTGTGAAGACAATCTTAATTTAAATGATATGTCTTTGTCTTTTAATTTAGGTTTTCCACCATAGCCAAAAACATACTCTATTATTTTTTTATCTATTGGGTCTGAGTCATAGTATATAAAGCTCAGAGCTTGTCTTAATTTAAACTGTTCTGGAGAAGCTAAGTCAGGGGTATACTCAAAGAATGTTCCGACATCATCTTCATCACCAGTGCCGTGTTCAATGGAAAGGTCTCGTCTCAGCTCTATCTGTAGTTTCTCGATCTCTTTAATTGGCCAACTCATTTCGTCAGCCAGTTCAGCCATTGTTGGTTCACGGCCTTTATCTGATTCTATGTTATCATAGATAGAATTATATATACCTATCTTCATCGCCCGTGGTTCAGGAATGTGCCCAACGTTCTGATAGTTAATAACAAATCTTTGTAACTTCTTTAGATAGTTAGTCACATGGGTATTCAACTGAGCTTTCTCTGGGTCATATGTATCAAAAGCTTGGTATACTAATTTAGTAGCCTCCATATCGATAGCCACTCTAGGAAGAGTTACACCAACATATTTTCCGATCTGTTGATTAATTAAGGGCTTTAAGGATTTAACTAATTGCTGACCGGCCATTTTATTACCAGCTCTATATTGCTTCCATAGTTCTAATTCTTTTTCACGCAGCGTCATCTAATCTCCTAAAAAGCCAGTGCATGATTTCCACCATACACTAACATTAATTTGTTAAACAGTAATCTATAAATTTGAATTAATCTTATATAGTGTTCGTTTGATTTTGATTGATGTGGTAATGCATTTGATACTGTAAATTCTTCAGTTACTGCATTTTTTAAGTTATTAGCATATGAATCAACCTCTTCTTCTGTAGGGAAAAATTGTGGTATAGTTCTGATTCTAATTTTTAACATATTAGCAACACGCTCAATACCTTGAAATATAGTTTCTCGTTCTTCGGTAATTACGGTAGGTGTATATGAATAAACATTGTTTATAAAAATTTCAATTATATCTATAGTATCCTTAAGCACATCGATATCGTTTTTTAAATCCCCTATTTGTGCTGTAATGTCTTCATTATTGGTATCATAGTAGCTAGATAAATCATAATGATTTTCTAATTGATTATCAGTAACTAAACTTTCCATAGCTAAACTATGATTAGTTACTACCCAGCTCATTCCAAATTCAATATATTTATCAGCAGTAGCTATATTTCTATAATTAAAGGTTAAAGGATAGCCCCATATAGTGTGGTTCATTATTCTCATAATAGCCACTGACCCATCGTCTACTAGCTGTGTTCCCCGCATATGATTATTATAAAGATCTAGTAATGAAGACCCATGAAAATAATCTGAAGGAGCGCCTTTTGCTTTTGTACTAGTATGCTCTAACGCAGTACCAGAAAAGGTATATATTTTAACAGAGTCTCCAAACAATGCCACAGATGCAGCACCAAATGTATTCTGTATCTGTGCTCTTTCTTTTTGAGTTATATCAAGAGCACTTAAATAAAACCTATTAGTCATATAATTTATATTAGAGGAAGCTTTGTCTTTAATAAATATTACAGCGCCGGAATTAGCAAGATCATACTGACTACTTGAGCTAATCTTTTCAGACAAATGTATAGGTAATTCTTTCTTAGTACTAACACCGCGTAGTTGACTAATAATCTGTCCTCTAGTTGAGCTTGAAGATGTCGGTGATGGGCCATCAAAAACATTCTCTGCAGTATTTACTGCCGGTATGTTTAGGCCCTCACTACCATCATTTATATATCCGAGCCTAATGCCGGCTCCATAAATTTCAGAATCACTCATACATTACCTCGTCACTATAGTGGTTAAATCTTGTTGGAATTGTTTTAAATATTTACCAAAGGCTTTTTCTATTGCTTGTTTTCGTTTTTCTGAATAAACTTTTTTTAGCTCATCGTGAAGATCCGGGTCTATCTCTGCGCTAGTTAAATTATGATTTATTAAAGCTTTTGCATTTTCTATTTTCACTACTTCGGTTGTGTCTTTATAGTCTAAAGTTCCAGGCACATCTCCACTAACATTTAAGAATTTAAAATAATCGGTCATTGTAATAAGATTCCTTGATGTTTGTATTTTTCTAAATCCTGGTTTATTAGAAACATTACTATATATATTTTTCAATACGTGTATGCTATAGGAAATTAACTTAGCATTTGCGATTTCCTCTGAGTCATTTTTCTTTACTTTAAACTCCTCTAAGTTTACTATTAGTTTCCCGGTTTCGTACTGTCTAATAAAGTCTAACAAAGAAGAGTCATAAAAGGAAGACCTTTCTTTATTTACAAAGTAGTTTTTATAAAAATTTTCTTTTTCCTTTAATGATGTATCATCTTTATCCCATTCCGAAGCTTCAGCAGAGTCTATTTTTTTATGTAGTGTTCCATGTTGAATCAGTGGATAAATCTCAACACCTATCTTATCAATCTTATAAAAATCTTCGTCTAAGTATGAATTCATAAACGGAACTAAATCGTAAGTTAAATCTAACTTATGTGGAGAAGGATCTTCACCAGCATCTTCTGCTATATCAATATTTTCCTGAGCATCCCATATTAATCTAGGTTTAGATATTGTCAGTTGACAGGAAGCAGCGCCTTCTGAGTTTATAGTAATTCTTTGTCCAGACAATATCCCACAAACACTAGGAGTATCATCCTCTGTCTCTAGTATTAGAGCAGGAAATCCTATTATTCGATGGGGGTTAAACTCAGTGCTAACAGAACACGACCTACTTCCGTATCTAGCGTCAAAGAATTCTAATAAAGTTTCTTTATAGAGTTTCTTTTTTAATTCAAGTTGAGCTTTTGCTTTTTGTTCAGCAGCTTCTTCATCGCTAGTCCAAAGTTGGAACGGGTCTAGTGGTGGCCTCTTAGAATATAGAGTTAAAAAGTCTAAAGTACCTTGAGCTAAATTTTGGTTTATTGGTCGATTACGGCCTCTATAGGTTTCTTCCGTCGTGAATTCTAATTTTGGTTTTTTAACGTCATCCCCATCAACCAAATCTAATCCAGGAACCATTACCATAGGAACTAGGGTTTTAGGGATTACCCCAGTATTCGTCGTCCATTGTCTTAATGCGTCTAATTCTGCAACATATACTGTTGGCTCTGTGGTAAAGCTACGAGAAAAACTATAAGACATTTTTTCATCAGCAAATATAATATTATTTTTTATTGGTGGTGCAAAGTCCAAGTTAGGAACAATGTATGCACGCATTGGTACAGACTCTCCAGTAGCAGGATTTATAGTCTGTGTAAAGGTAGCAGGAAATATAATTCTATAATTAAGGCGCTCTAAAAATAATTGTATAAAATTCAATAAGGATAGTGCATTAGGGTTTTCACTTTGACTTAACATGTCTTTCCTTAATTGATGAACTTTTAATAAAGAGACAGCATGTTTATTAGGGAATGCAAATAAAGTCTTATCAAACTTTAATGGTTCATTTAATAGGCCGTAATAAAAATCTAAATTACTAAAGTAAGAAATTAACTTTTGAAACAGGGGTTGTAAATTAGCATCAGAGCCGCCCTCTTCAAACACTTTATATGCATTTTGAAAAAGCAGCAGAAGTCCAGGAACTGCCTCTGCTGTAAACTCATAATCTTTATCTTTTATTTCTTTATCCGGGGTTTCTGTTGTATCCGAATCTTCCTTACCCTCCTCATTAAAAGCATCACTATTAATTAAATAAAAAGATACATCTGCTTGGTGTACTTTAGTGCTTAAGTAATCGACAGCAAATTTATGTATTGATGCCCACTTACTTAATAAAGAAACTGCTTGGATATTAGCTTGTCTAGTGCCAACTTCAGTTCTATTATAATTTATACCTGCTACTTCGCCTTCAAACAAAAGGAAGTAATCCTCACCCTTATCTCCGTATTCATCAATTATTTTCCCAAACACTTGTACAAGAGTTCCGGGTAATATTCTTGTTGCACCAGACTGTGCAGGAAAATTTAGAGTGCATTGTGGAAAAGAGCCAATACCCTCAGATATAGAAATACCACTAAACGGAATTTCTATTCCCTCTAAAAATAATTTACAATCAATATGTACTACATTAGTATCCATTATTTAAATTTATCTTTCCTATGTTTTATATTATATGTTACTATTAGTCCACCGTCAGGATGGATAAGGCGATTCCACATATCGTAGGTATCGCTAAGAAGTTGAACTTCAGTTCTCTCTCCAAAGTCTTTTAGTGCTGCTTCTTTTGCCTCATCAGACAATTTAGAGCTAGGATTATTAATTTTTGCTAGGAGTTCTGCCCTTGTGGACTCTCCTGATAGCATAGAGTCTCTTAGTTCTGCAAGACCTTCAAAGTCTTCCATAGATAGAGGATTATCGCTATCGAAATAGAATTTTCCACCAGTAGAAGCAAATGCTTTTAACACATTAGTTACTTCGCCTCCCCCCATTTCTCCCTTAATTTTATCTAACTTTAATTTAGTATGTCCAAAGCTTCGTCTTTTTGCAAGGTCTTTATGTTTTCCATATTTTTCTGAGAACTTGCCTAAAGCTCTTCGCTGTCTATAGTATGTCTCTCGTTGGCCTGTGGTTAACTTTCCTATATTCTCATCAGTTGCTAGTTTATCCATAGCTTCTAAATCTATGTTCCACCAATTCATATTAAAGCCTTCTTCATCTTTAACCATGAATAGTTCTTCGCCGCCCATATCATTTAATATGTCTCGTAATCCACTAAAGTCATCATCGCCGCCAATTTCTCTACTTTCAAAAGCATTACTAAAGTCATCGTATTTACCTAACTTATCATCTATCCTTTGGTCTAATACGGAAATAGCTAATGAAGTTCTAGAGGCTTCCTCAGTAGTGTCAGATTGGTTTGATTCATTTATGACTTCCATGAACAAAAACTCTTCATTCCCCTTCTCACTATGCATGTGTCCTTTTACTCTTCTTTTTTCTTCTATGATTAGCTCATCCCAATATTTACCATAACCTCTTATAGACCAATAATCTATCTGCTTTGACGGATCCTGTTTTAATAGAGCTCCAGTTTCGAAGGCTCTAGTATCTCTTGCTGAAAAACCAACTAATGCTCCACTCGACGCTCCCAAGCCTGTTATTGCTCTACGAGCTTTAGCAGCACCTCTCGTGCCTATAAATAAATCATCACCAGATCGATCTTCTTTTAATCTTTTATATTCTTCTATAGCTTCTATTTGTTCCTCTGCGTCTTCTCCTGTATATGTTTTAGCATATGCTCCAGCAAACATCGCAGAAAAAGTATTTCTTTTTCCTACTTGAAGAGTTCTTGATGCACTAGCTGAGGACTGACTCTCCATTATTTTATTGAAATCTTCTTCTATGTCTGTCAGTTCTTCGCTATCTTCTCCTAAGAATAACTTTGGTGTGTTAAATTCAACGGATTCAAGACCAGCTAGGCTTGTTGAAACATCGTCTAGTTTACCTTTTATAGCTCTTGTTATTCCACCAAAGAACCTTCTTCCAACAGTGTCTGTAATACCGAATGTCATATCATGCCAGCCAGATTTAATATCTGCTTTTATCCCGGTACCTATCCCAACTTTATTACTTAAAATCTCATGCTGTTGTTTTTCTACAGCAAATTGACCTACCTCTTGAAGATATCGTTCAGGCCCCTCTTTGAACATTTCCATTGCGGCATCTATTTCAACCCTACCGCCTTTGAATCTGCCTGACTGTAGCATGAACTGCTTCATAGTATTTTCATCAGTTATACCAAAGTCTGTATACTGCTCAATAAATGGTGCCATTCTTGCGGCATTGGCTGCATAATGATTTATATTAGCAGCTCTATTTGGCGCAGTATATAAATCTCCAAAATAACTAGTAGGGTCGTCACTATACTTATTTGAGAATGCAATAAATTGATCATTAAAATTAAAAGCTCCAGCTTCTATTCCACCATAAGCCATCATTCCTAATGGAGTGGTGGCGTATTGAGTCTGTTGTTGTGCCATAGCCATAGAAGCATTTTCTACACCACCATACCTTCTTATAGTTTCTCGTCCTAATGGGCTTTCTTTTAAAGCTTCTGCCTGCATTCTCGTTTGTAGTAACATACTTTGAGCAGGGATAGCGTCGACTCCCATTTGTCCTAATCCGGCAGAACCTTGTTGTAGATAATTTAACATTCTTTCTGGAGAACTTCCGGTAGCTATACTAACTCCACGAATAGTATTCGCATAATCTCCAGATTGGCCTACACTTATACCTAGGCCCTGCATTCCTGCCATAAACTTAACGGCCTCATCTCGAGATACTCTAAGGGCGTCCATTACTTCTTTAGTATTTTTTATTAAATCTTTAGTAGTTTTTATAAAAGCATCTGGTGAACTAGTTCCAGAGTATCCTCCTGCATTAGCAAATCCTAAAATATCTCTTTGAATTTCATCTGAGTCGATACCTTTAATTAAAGGTTCTTTATCAAATCTAGTATTTAATATACTTCTAGCTGCACTCGTTGCATCAGAACTTGAAAATTCTGGCCCAGTAAATGACCCAGAAAGTGCTTTTATAGCACCACCCATATCCATGGCCTGTCTCTCATTTTTAGCTAAAGTACTGCCTACTAAATCTAAGCCCAACCCAACAGCAAGACCAACGCCAATCCCCACAGGCCCGCCTGCCGATCCAGCTGCGGCGCCAGCTATGGCTCCAGCCCCTAACCCAATAGCACCACTTCCGGCTCCAAGAAGTCCCTCCGCTATTCCTTTTGCACTAAAAATACCTTGAGAGCTTTTAAGTCTATATTCTCCTTTTGACATTGGCATATCATTGTTATAGCCAGCACCAACAGCCGCACCAGCGACTGAGCTAAAGAAGCTTCTTTCGCCTATATTGTTTAAAAGTTGATTATATTGATTTGTTGGGCCATAAGGAATATCCATTATAGGGCTATTAGTTAGTCCTAAAGAAGCACGAGTTTGGTTAAACATTTGCATTCCATGTTCAACCCCTTCACGAAATTCTGATAAAGACGCAGAAAAATTACCAGATCCTTGTTGAAATTTATCTGATAGGTCGGCTATATAATCAACCACACTCTTCTTTGACATGGAGTCATTGAGCTGATTAAGTGGTGCTATATATCTACCACTGCCGAATCCACCACCTTCGCCCATCAAGGCGCCATTAACTTGGTCTCTTATATTAAATAATTGACTAGCTAAATCTGCATCATCTATTTCAATTTTATACTTAAGTACTTCTTCTGCCATGAGTTACGTCCTTAGCGAGGGCTGAAACATCCTTTTGAAAATCACTTTCTATATGTTTTCCAGCTTTTTTAGCTTTTACTTTTACTCCGAAGAATCCTTTTTTATTTAAACTCTTCATATCATTCATTAGTTCTTGTGTCTTGAAAGTCTTTTTAGGCTTAAGAGATATTACATCATTATATTCTTGTAATACTCTATTAAAAGCCTCAACATCTTGAGCATTGCTTGCATCTAATAGGTTGGACTGTAATAATAAGTTAAATCTTAAATTTTCAATATTATCTTCTCTAGATAGATATTGTATTATTACAGTTTCTTCTAAACTACCCTTTGGTCCAGGATTTATTCCGTTGGCTTTTGCTCTGAGTCTGAAGAAGTTGAGGCGGTCTCGAAAAAAGTGTTCTCAATCTCTTCTCCTGTAACTTCTTTAGCGACAAGCTTTTCGAACTCTTGCCACTTCTCAACTAGGCTATCAATTAAAGATGTTGGCTGATTTCCTAATAACAGTCTATTTTTATCTACATCATCTGCAGCTACGTTATTGTATTTTTCCAGTAGTCTGGCTAGTAGCTCAATGCTGTAAGTGTGTAGTACTATTGCAGTTCCACCATCCACGCTTTTCATGTAATGTTCGACTTCCAGCTGTATGTCAGCACTTATACTACGTAAAGTATAAGTAGCTTTTCCTCCTAAAAACTCAAAGGTTTCTGTGGCGTATCCTATGTCTACGATTTGTTCTAAATATTTTCCCATTAGTTATTTCCGGTTAAAGTTAAATGTTATATATAAATATAGTATACTAAGAAGCTTAGGTCAAGTACACAATGATATTTTGGTATAAGAAATATAATGACAGTACCTCTTGATATCTAAAGCTCAATTTTTTATACTATACTTATGATAATACATATAACGAACTTAGCAATTATTACTGACCTGACAAGATCTCAAACAGAGCACATAAAAAGATATTTAACAATATCTAATCCTAAGCTCATTGAACTTACCAGGCTAGGATTAAATGCTCACAAGATAACAAAATACTTAACTTTTTATAAGCACCACGGAGACAGACTACTAGTTCCTATAGGCGCATTGCCATATATTACATCTACATTTTCCTACTCAATGTCTAAAGCAGACATAATAGACAATAGAGTAACCCATACATCCGAAGCATATTTTTCTAAATTAAAACCTCATAAAGGATTTAAATTAAGAGATTATCAAGAGGAGATAGTTTCTGCTTGTATGGAAAAAAGTGTTGGCGTAGTAGAGGCAATGACTGGATCTGGCAAGACTATAGCTTTTGCTGAACTTATATTAAGACGAAGACAGAATACTTTAGTATTAGTTCACACCACGGAACTAGCAAATCAAACAAGAGCTGCTATTGCAGAATATTTAAATGTGTCAGAAGATGCTATTGGATTTATCGGCGGTGGCACATTTAAAGTAAAACCTATAACGGTAGGGTTACTACAAAGTCTAGCATCATTTATAAAGACTGATGATGGTTTTAGTAAAATAGATTTAATAAATGAGAAGTTTGGACAAATCATTTGTGACGAAACACATATAATAGCTGCAGACTCTTATTATAATGTGATGACAGAGCTTAAAGCAAAATATAAATTTGGATTCTCGGCTACTCCTAAAAGAGAAGATGGTCTTACAAATGTTATATTCTTTGCTACTGGTCCTAGAATTCATGTTGTTGATAAAGATAGATTAAAAAAAGTTTTAATGAAGCCAGACTTAAGAGAAATTCAAACTGATTATTATTTTCCTCTTATGCAAACCTCCGAATACCAAGACATGGTGTCGGATTTAAGTTTAGATGAAGAAAGAAATAATCTAATATTAGAAACTCTAAAAGACTATAAAGATAAACCAATTTGTATTCTATGTTCCAGACTATCTCAAGTTGAATATTTACAGGACAAAATTAAAGATTCTGTTATATTGACTTCTAAGATGACAAAGAAAAATAGAAAACAAGTAATGGAAGATTTATTACTTAAAAAGAAAAACATAGTTATTTCTACTTATGGGTTATTTAGTACTGGAATAAATATCCCTCATTTAGAAATAGTTTTTCTAGCAGGACCAATGCAGTCTGAAATTAAAATTAAACAAACTGCTGGCAGATTGATGAGAAAAGCTAAAGGAAAAAACTCTGCAATAATGGTTGACTTTGATGATAAAAAAGTCGATCTTCTACATAGACAGTTCTTAAAACGAAGAAGGATTCTTAGAAAATTATGATCAAACCAATTAATCTGGCAACAGATAAAGATGGTCGAAAGCAACTAACAACTAAATGTGTAAATGTAGACACTGTTCTTGACTCGCCAATGTCAACTCATAAGTATTGGCCACAAGAGTTAGTTGACCTAGTTACTAATATGAAAGACACTGCTACAGATATAGGAACAGAGCAATGTCTTGGTATCGCTGCAAATCAAATTTGGGATAAAGACTCCCCCTGTCCCTCTGTCTTAATTATGATATGGCCTGGGGAAGAAAAAGATACTTGGGGATGGAAAGAGTTTATTAACCCTGTAGTTGTTACAAACGGTAAAACTTATAGAAGCACTGAGGGGTGTCTTAGCCAGCCAGACGTGGTGTTTGATGTAAAGAGAAAACTCAATGCAACTATCCAATTCCAAGAATTAGATAATCCCGAGCTACAAACAATTAAATTCTACGGCAAGCAAGGCCCTTGGGCTAAGATTTGCCAACATGAAATTACGCACATTAAAGGTAAACTGCACAAATGAAAAAAGCATTAACATTTGACGATGTAACCATCATTCCTAGATATAGCAAAATAGACTCAAGGGATTCATGTAATACTGATACTATTTTGGCAGGTACTAGTGGACTACGTATACCAATAATTGGATCCCCTATGGATACTGTAACAGAGCAAGCTATGGCAGATAAACTAGGAGATTTAGGTGGAATTGGATTTATCCACAGGTTTATGCCAATTGAAGAACAGGTCGCATGTATAGAAAAATCATGTGGACGAGTTGGTGGAACTATAGGAGTAACAGGAGATTATAGATTACACACTAGTAAACTAATAGACGCTGGAGCTACTGTTATATTAATAGACGTAGCACACGGACATCACATGTTGGTAGAGAACGCTCTTAAACGTCTTAAACCATTATATCCAACTATACCATTTATTGCTGGGTCTATCTCGACTGCTGAAGCCGCAGAAGCTTTAATAGCTTGGGGAGCCGATGCTTTAAGAGTTGGTCAGGGCAATGGCTCATTGTGTGAGACTAGAGTTAAAACAGGCTGCGGAGTTCCGCAGATTACGGCTTTACAGGAGATTAAAAAAGTATCTGGAAATACACCTATTATTTCATGTGGAGGAATTAGAACCCCAGGTGACTTTGCAAAAGCTATTGCAGCAGGGGCAGATACAGTAATCTTAGGATCTTTATTAGCTGGTACAAAAGAAAGTCCTGGAGATATTAAGCGTCAAGGAACTTGGCCGAATGAAGTATTATTTAAAGAGTACAGGGGATCCGCCTCGGCCTCAGCTAAAAAAGCTAGAGGCGAAGAGGTAAAGAACATTGAAGGTAACTCTAAACAAATTCCGTATAAAGGAAAAGTAGAACGTATCATAGATGATTTAATGTATGGGCTAAGATCAGCAATGTCTTATGTCGGTGCTATTGATATTAAATCATTCCAAGAACGTGCAGAATTTATGGAAGTAACCAATGCTGGAATAGCAGAATCAAAACCACACCTATTAGGATAAGACATGTTTGACGAAGACGATATTTTAGAAAACAAAGACAAAATAGCAAAAAGAGAAAAAAATCGTCCTGGACATAGAATTGTAAAATGTTGTGGTAATTGTATATACTTTGTATATTATGGGTCAGCTCGTAGAGGTTTGTGCTGTGTAGAGCACGTAAAGAAAGCAGAGCGAGATAAAAGTAGAAGAGCACGTTGGACCGTTCCTCAAATAGAGGGTAAGACAAGACAACAATCTCTCACCATAGCTCGTGATAGCGGTGAGTATGATTATACTCATATAACATGTCTATGTAAAAACCATAAACTTAGATCTCGTGTTAGAAGTATAAAGGATGTAACAGATTTTTGTGGTGCGAAGTGGAAAGGTGGTAAGTAATATGCTAGAAAATATTGCACGCTATCTATTATTGCATGATATAAAATCATATGTTTGTGGTGGTACCGCAAGAGATTTAAAGTTAAGCCGAACTATTATGAGTTATGACTTTGCGGTAGTTTCTAACATGCAAGAATTACAAGCTAAGTTTAAAAATAAGATCAAACATTCAGATCCATTTTTAACTTACGTAACTATTATGTATAAAGGATTATACATAAATTTATACCCACTAAAGAAAGTAACTCTTGATAATACTTACTATAAGTTTGAATATACAACCTCTTTAAAAGAGGATTCAAACTCTAGAGACTTTACTATCAATGCACTTTATTTTGATCCATTAAAAAATAAATGGTATGATTATCATAACGGTAAAAAGGATATAGAGAACAAGCTAATACGCTTTGTAGGAAACCCATATAATAGAATTCTAGAATCTAAGATTAGAATATTACGTGGGCCTGTTTTAGCAGGAGTGTTAGGAACGGGGTGGAAGCTAGAGCATAAGACACATGAGGCTATAAAGGATTACAGACTCAAACTAGCATTAACACATTCTACTCAGGTATACAGAGAAGTAAATAAAATCTTTACTAGAGTAGAAATACCTAGTAAAGTATTTAACATACTTAGGTCTACAAAAGTTCTGGATGATTTCTTTCCAGAACTTCTTTTATGTGTTGGAATCGAGCAGACTAACAAAAGAAAGAATTTAGATGTGTATCAACATCTAATGTATGCAATAGACTCTGTAAAATTATCTCATCCAAGATGTAAGATTATAAGAACAACTGCGTTATTACATGATATAGGTAAGCCGCAATGTATGACTTATAATACTAAAAATGAGATTCATTTCTATGGACATGAAAAGGCGAGCTCTTTCCTAGCAGAACGCATTTTATTTAAATGGGGATTTAAGAAAGATTTTATTAGACAAATAACTTCTTTAATTAATTTACACCTATTTGATGCATCTAGACGTTTATCAAGTGCCGCTGTTAGAAGATTGATCAATAGGGCTAGCCCAGAAAATATACATAATCTCATTGATTTACGTATAGCTGATAGATATGGAACAGGACGTCCAGGTATCAGTATGGATAAGGAAGAATATTTAAGAGATAGAATAAATAAAGAACTTGAAAATATTTCTCCAAATGATTTCAAATTAGTCTTGCCAAATGATCAGATTATTAGTATGATTAAGGATACAACGGACAATCCAGATGCAGCATTGCCTTATATTAGGCAATACTTGAAAAATAAGATACTGTATAGCCTTATCAAGAATAAGCCTGAAAATCTTAAACGCTTAATACGACAACACTTAAAGATCGATTGTCCTTTAGATAAGACACATTTGTTTAAAACTTTAGTTGAAATTCAGGAATACAAGGCTGAAACCTTTGATAATGGCAAACTAAAGTGCGGAGTTTTCTGTAACTTCATGTGTGATAAAAGAATAAGGAATCAGCAATGATCTTGACTACAGTACTTATCGTATTACTAACAGTCTTATTGGTAATCAGGTTTGTAGAAGTAAAAAAATACAAACAATTGGTGAAGACGTTAGATCTGAAGGTTGATGACCTACAGGAACAAAATAAAAAAGAACATTTCCATAGGAAAAGTTCAGAAGTCCGCACAGGACAAATGGTTGAAAAGATGCTACCATTTACTAAAGACTTCAAACATAATCCAAGACAAGCTCAATTTTTAGGTAACCCTATTGATTATATTGTATTTGGAGACGAATGTATTACTTTTGTTGAAGTTAAAACTGGTAAAGCCAGACTTAGCCAGACTCAGCAAAAGATAAAAAAGTTAGTCAATAATAAAAAAGTTGAATGGGAAGTTATTAGAATAAAATGAATATAGACGTTTTTAGAAAACTTTTTGTTCATAGGCCAGATGTGTATGCTATTCAAACGCCTAATAGAACTTATGTACCTGTCCATGAAGATTTAACAGACCGTGTTATATCAGGACACCTTAAAGGTATGGGAACTATAGGGTTATATCAAATTATCCCAGAACAGAACACATTAAAGTGGGCTGTTGTTGATATAGATATCAATAAAGATATATTTATTCAAGAGAATTTTGATCTTGATCTTTGGTTACCTGATTTACGAAAACAAGCAGAACTTATCCAAACAGCTTTAACAGAGCATGAGATCCCGTCCTATCTAGAGTTTTCTGGGTTTAAAGGATACCATGTTTGGATCTTCTTTGATGAACCTGTAGCTTCTTCACCAGTGTATGTTGGATTACATAGTATTATGAAAAACATAGAACTAGTTAATGACGGACTACACTGGGAAATATTTCCTAAACAAAAGTCTGTCAGTGAAGGAAGTATGGGCTCTCTCGTAAAAGGGCCAGAAGGAAAGCACCAGCATTCTGGAAAAGCTAGTGAATTTATTGATACAGTTGATCTAAAAACTATTGAGTATGCGGATATAAAAAGTTTAATAGCTGCACATAATACCATTGATGTTATCTTTGAAAAATGTTCAGCATTAAGAAACTTACGTACAAAAGCATTTACTACTGGAGTATTAACTAATGAAGAAAGACTAAACTTAGCATACATATTAATTAATGCTAGTTCAGAATATGATACTCAAGATGGTGAGAAGTATTTACTTAATAGTATTTTGCCTAAGCTAGGTAATTACAAAAAAGAAACGTCTGAAAAAAATATACAACGAATGAAGGATGCCGTTGGAGGGGCCGGGTATAAACCAATAACTTGTGCTAAGTTACAAGAAACTGGTATGTGTCCTGGACCTTGTGCTGAGATTGGTACAAAACGTAGTCCAATATATTTCTATAAAAAAGCTCTAGGATTTAGTGAAGGGGCTTTATTAAATGTAGAAGATCCATTTGATAATTTAATTAGACGTGGGAATAGTTACTATGAACAAAATCTAGGTGAAGATGGGGCTGCACCTACACTTGAAAGATTGTGTAATTATATTGTTGATTTACAAGAGCGCGTAGTTGTTGATGATGGAACGGGTGACGAATATACATATCTAAAAGGTATTATAAAAACAGATGCAGACGGTGTAGCAGCTGCTGAATTTAAAATGCCTCCATCAGACTTTCATGATAACAACGCATTCAAATCACATATAACAGACAAATTAGGAATTGACGGTATTTTTACAAAGATAAATGCCGAACCTAAAATTAGACAATGTATTGCGAAATACAGTAATACTGTAGATAAGCGAGTAGTATTACAGATGGGCTACAGGAAGGATGAAGAGGAAGATAGATATCCTGATAAGTATATAAGTCCGTCAGTGATCATTGATAAAACAGGCATACATGAAAATACCTCGATTGAGTTTGATTTAGAAGATGCTGATGTAGCAAAATATCTAAATATAATAGAAGTAACCAACGAAGAATTTAATGAAGCTAAACAAGGATTAAATAATCTTCTTTCTTTAAGTGATTGGAATTATACACATTCAGCACTAGCCCACACTATGCTGCCAATTATAGCTCCGTTCTTATCTGGAGAAGACACTAAATTTACTTACTTCGTTAGAGGTAACTCTGGTGATGGTAAGTCTTATATAATGAAGTTCTTCCAGAACTTTTATGGAAACTTCACTAACTTAGCTAGTTGGACCTCTACCTTTGCAGCGCTATCAAGAATAGGACACCTGTTTAAAGATGCTCTGTATGTAATAGATGATTTTAAACGTCGTAATCTAGGTCGAGCCTATGATCAAGCTTTAACTTTAATGCAGACTTATGCAGATAATACAAGCAGATCAAGAGCACGTCCTGACATGGCAATGCAGAAAACATTTACTATTAAGGGCTGGTTGGCATGTACTGGTGAGGATACTCCAGATGGAGAAGCCTCCACATTAGCAAGAAGCATTCAAGTAAACTGCCTACCAGGAAAGAAAGATAGAGACCTTGGTAGAAAAGTAGAAAGTGTAAGTCATCTATTCTCTGGAATAACTGGTCGTTATATACATCATGTATTAAAAACTAATCCATTATTATTTGATAGAGCCTTCCAATCATATGAAACATTATTCTATGAAGAGGTAAAAGGCTTACCGAATGATACTCGTATTACTAGAAACATTAGTTTGTTAATGACAAGTTACAAATTTATTAGTGAATTCTTTTGGTCGAAAAAAGTATCTGCTGAGAACCAAGAAAAGTTTAAAGAGTATTTACTTTCTAAAATAAAAGAACAAGCAGTAGAATCGGCAGAGGAGATGTCGTCCGAGAAATTCATTGAGCAGTTGAGTCTTTTAATTGGTACAGAATCAGTAATCCTTTTAGATGATACGACAGTTCCAGTGTCTTTAACTCAATATGAAAAGGGAAGAATTATAGGATGGAATGATTTAAATAATTCAGAACATACTTATATTATAGGTTCTAGGGCATACGCACTAATAAATAGCGCTCTTATGCAACAGAATATGTCTTTAGGCCATAGCTTAAAAGCAATGATGCTTGATATGTATACTAAAGGATATATTAAAGATCAGAAACTACAATCACTTATATTTAATAAAAGGAAAATAGATGTGATTGTTTTTAACCAAGGAGTTATTTAGTGAATGAAACTTAAGACCATTGCTAGTAGTAGCAGCGGAAATTGCACACGAGTTAGCTCTGGTAAAACTTCTATACTAATTGATTGCGGTATTCCAAGAAAAAGAGTTTATGAAGATGGCGTTTTTGATATAAGCGCCATTTTTATTACTCATGAGCATAGCGATCATATAAAAGGTGTTAATGTTTTATATAAGAAAGCTAAATGTAAAGTATATTTACATCGACATGTATATGAAGCCAGACCTAAACATTTTGAATCTATACCCATAGAGGATATAATGTTTATAGAAGCTGGAGATATTACTACAATCGATGATACTTTTACAGTTGAAGGCTTTAGTACAAAGCATGACGCAGCATATAGTATGGGTTTTGTAGTTACAGAGATATCTTCGTCAAAGCGCTTCGGATATATGACTGATACTGGGGCTGTAACTGCTTTAATAAAAAATAAATTAAAAGAATGTGATAGTTACTTTATTGAAGCGGACTACGACGATGAGCAATTAAAAAAATACGCTGACTACTCAATCGAATTAAAAGATAGAATAAAAGGAAACTTTGGGCATTTAAGTACTGCACAAGCTATAGAGTTTATTAAAGAATCTGTTGATTTAGAAAAAGTAAATAATGTAATCTTTGGCCACTTAAGTGCAAGAACAAATTCACCAGAACTAGTACAAGCTTCTATTGATGAAGAGTTTCCTAAATATATTAATAAATTCTACATAGCACCAATAGACGAAGAGTTAGATATATGATACTTGCATATAGTTATAGTCCTGTGTATTGTATCGACGAGGACGGTATACAGACGGCAATTAAAGACCCAGACTATGTAAAAAGGTCTAGTAGAAGTCCATCTCGTTATATTGCCTCTGAAGAATGTATATTATTAGCTCATGAAAAGGAAGTAATAAAGATAATTACGGGCTTTGATGTGCTACCACACATACTATTTAGCAAGATAGTAACCTTTGCTGTAAACCATGATATGAGGCTAGAGATCATAGCATGTGGTAACTTACACCATTTAAATTATCTTGATAAATTAGTAGAAATGCACAACAATCTACTTGACAGTTGAGCATATCTTACTATATTAAAGTATGAATATATTAATTTTTGACATAGAGACAATCCCTCAGCAAACACCGCTGAGCGATTTACAAGAAGAAACTTTACAACGTAAACTTGACAAGTTTACAATCAAAGACAATGAAGATTTAATTGGTATAAGAAATAGAATAATGGCTACCTCTCCTTATTTTGGAGAAATCGTTTGTATAGGAGCAATGAAAGTATACGGCGATGAGAGCGGTTCCATTTCTTTAGTTGGAACAGAGAAGGAAATTCTAACTAGATGGTGGGAAATCATTAAGAAACATAAAGGCGTGTTCGTCCATTACAATGGACTAGGCTTTGATGTTCCTTTTATATTGAAGCGATCTATGTTCCACGGTATTGAACCAACACATAAACAGTTTGCAGATACAAAGAGGTTCCAAAGGTATCCTCACTTCGACGTGCAACAGATTTTGGCAGATTGGGATAGATACCAAACAGCGTCTCTTGAGTTAGCTTGTGAATTTTTAGGGGTTAAGTCACCTAAAGACGGCGAGATTAAAGCAGCTAATGTGGCAGAAGCTTTCGCCGCTGGTCGTATAGATGAGATAGCTGAATACTGCTTAAAAGATGTACAAGCAACTTACGATGTATACCAAATTTTACAAAATTATACCTATATACCAAAAAGATACTAAATGAGTTTATTTAAAAAAGCTAGCAAAAAAGCTAGACGATTGAAGATGTATATATACGGGGAAAGTGGTTCTGGTAAAACAGTAACATCTTTACATTTTCCCAGCCCAGCCATGATAGATGCTGAAAAGGGAACAGACTTCTATGGCGAGTTGTTTGACTTTGAAAGAATTCAAACTAATGATCCCGACGAGATTAATGCAGCTCTTGATGAACTTTTAAAAGATCCTGGTGATGTAAAGACATTAATTTTAGACCCATTCACTGCCGTATACGAGGCGATGCAAGATGCACAGCTAAGACGAATGAGGGTTAAAAATAATAACAAGAATTATACTTTACAGCCAGTTGATTTTAAATTACTTAAATCTAATGTAAAAGGACTAATTCAGAAGTTACTAGCATTAGACTTGAATATTATTTGTACAGCAAGAGCTCGTGTAGAGTATAGCCAAGAACCTGGTGAGTTTATGAAACCTGTTGGTCTAAAGCCAGATGGTCCAAAAGACTTGCCGTATATGTTCGACGTAGTTCTTGAATTAAAAGAAACACCGGATGGAAAAAGGTTAGCATCCACAATTAAAGATAGAACTAATACACTACCAAATTCTTTTGAGTTTAGTTATGAACAGTTTGTCAAGTATCTAGGTAATGCAGATCTTGAAAGAGATCCTGTAGTATTTAACCAACAGACCAGCCTAGATGATTTTGCAGGACGACAAATTGAAATTGAATTTAAAGGCAATAAAATAAAGACAGCAGGAATAACTGCAGAGCAACTAGTCACTTTAAGTGCATTAATAGAAAATAAAGGGTTAAGCTCTGACACTGTTGCAGAAAAGCTTCGTGAAGGCTACATGATTGAAAGCCTACTTGATTTAAAACCAGACGAAGCTAAATTACTTATAGACGAATTATCGAAATAGCGGAGAAATAAAAAAGTGAAAGTAAATATGAAGAAGATTGCAGAAGCCAACGTATCCAATGATGGAGACTATGAGTCTCTCCCGGAAGCGTGGTATCCTCTGCAAATTGAAAATGCTGAATACATGGAAGCAAGAACTGGAGCATTTCAAGTAAAAGTTACGTTTGTAGTTTTTGATGGCCAATACAAAAATAGAAAAGTATGGAACAACTACGGCATAATTAATAAAGACGGTGTTGAAAATGGAGTTGGTCAGGGCATGTTAGCGAATCTCTTAAGAGCTGCTAAATCGCCTTTAGTAGACACAGACGAAGAGCTAGAGATTGAGGACATTGTCGCAGGAATGGCAAACCTAAAAGTAAATGGTTATTTAGAGCCATCTTCTTTTAATGGTAAGCCCGGCAATGACTTAAAGAAAATTCAAGCTCTCGATCCTAGTGCCACGAATGATGCTGGCGCGACTGACTCAGGGAATGGACTTTTTTCATAAGTATTTATAAGGGGAGTAGTCTATACACATAGGCTACTCCCTTTTACCTTTACACCGGACTTTACCTTAAAATGTATGTACCTTTATTTATAACAAGTTTTAATAGACCAGAATTTGTCAAGCCCTCTTTGGAAAGTTTATTTAATTCAAATTTACCAGAGTGGGTTAAACTTTTTTGGACAGATGATGGCTCAGACGAAGAAACAACTTCAATTATAAAAGAATATGAAGCAAGAGAGTGGACATGTGGTACTGAATTTACTTTAGCAGAACATGTCGGCATGAGAGTATGTAAGTTAGGCCAGATTAGAAATTGGTTTAATAAACAGAAAACATGCGCAGAATTCTTTCTTGTGTCAGACTCAGATATGGTGTATGCCAAGAACTGGGTACAGGCGCTAAATCACATATATTATAAATTACCAAATATGGGGCTATTATCTGGATTTAATACAGAAACAAATAATCACGCAACAAAAAAAGAAGTTACAGGACTTAGATTAAAACTTTCTATTGGTGGGGCAAACTTTTTAATGGATACTAAACTTTATTTAAGAAGACCGTTTCCAATTATAGAAAGAGAGACCCATGAATGGGATTATAGAATGTGTGAACTAGCCCATTCAGAAAAACTTTTAGTCTGCACTACTAACCCATCTATAGTGAATCATATAGGTAGGACTGGAGTATACGCTAGAACTGACTACTACGATACAGCAAAAGATTTTATAGGAATAGAAGCTGATAGTTTAAAGGAATTAAACATTGGACACAATTAAGATTTTTATGGGAATACCTACCATCAATAGGGCAGATTTACTAAATGAGGCTTTAGCTGATTTATCTAAAGTGATGCCAGATTTATATAAATTGGTTATAGTTGATAATGGAAACCAATCTATAAAAATACCAGACAACTTAAAAGAAAAAACAGAGATATACAACCCAGGAAAAAATCTTGGAGTTGCCGCTAGTTGGAACTATATATTAAATGAGGGATTTAAAAACCCAGAAATAACCCATGTTCAACTAACAAATGATGACATAATACCTGGACACTCTTTAGAGCAGATTAATTCTATATTTGGCCCCCATAGTGATAATTATTTAGTATTAGGAAGTGCGTTTTCAAATTTTTTTATTTCTAGGGAGTGTTTTAATGTTGTTGGGCTGTTTGATGAAAAATTTTATCCAGCATATTTTGAAGACAACGATTATGGCAGGCGCTGCGGTTTAATTAATAAAGGAAGAGTTGCAATAAAACTTACTCCTAAAAAAAGCCAGAAATCTTCATCAATAAGAAAAGATCCAAAATTAAATAGAAATTTTTCTAAAAATAGAAATTACTATATAAAAAAATGGGGAGGACCCCCCAATAAGGAAAAATATAATATGCCATTTAATAAAATAAACCCTGAAATAGATTTTATACAAAGCTATTATAGTGCATTTAATTCTTTATTTGAAGTATCTAAAGAATATCTTTTAGAACTATATAGAGAAGACACTTATGGAGGGTATCCAGAAGAACCAGCAGGATCAGCCTGGGAAAGTGAGTTAAAAGCTCTGTATTGTGCAATTAGGCTAGCAAAACCAAAAAAATTATTAGAAATAGGAAACTTTGTTGGAGTTAGCACAAACCATATGCTAGCCGCTATTGAAAAAAATGGATTTGGAGAACTACATCTAGTTGATGTCATAGATAGGCTTAATAGAGATAAGCTACATTCTAATAATTTTACACATCATGTGGAAGAATCTTTAAATTATTTAGACTCACTACAAGAATTAGATTTTGATTTTATAAGTCAAGATGGAGATCACTCAGAAGATTATGTAAGAAAAGAATTACAAGTATTTAAAAATAAATCTACAAAAGATTTATATATATGGGGACATGATTATTACGCCAGGATTAGGGCAGGAGTTGGAGTGAAGCAAGCATGGGATAAGGAAAAATCAGAATTTACAAAGGTACACCATCTAAAAGATAGCGTTAGCGATTGTGGATTTAGTCTAGCGTTCTTAAAAAGGAAATAACTATGAGACTGCTCGGCATAATACACGGATATAATGAAGGTGATTGTTTAGAAAACTCTATTAAATGTCTTTTAGATTCTGGACATTCTGTTCATGTATTCGATCACGGATCAACTGATAACACAAAAGAAATAATAACTTCTTTTAAAGAAAGAGTAACCTACGAGTACTTAGATAGAAATAAAATTCATTTTTGGAAAGGACCAAATAATCTTTTTAATACAATTTCAAGATTTATAAATTCTAAACAACCATTATATGATTGGGTAACTTGGTTAGATGCTGATGAAATATTAGTACACAAATCTAATACAAATCTACAAGAAGAATTATTACATTCTTTTAATTCTGGTATTAAAGTAATACAAACAGAAATAAAAGAATACTGGGTTACTGAAAAAGATGATCCAAGTATTGTAAATTGTGTAGATAGACAAAAATATTTTTTAAGAAGGTCGCCCGGTAGCTGGGGAGGGATTAATCGCAGCTGGCTATTATCATTAACAGGAAATATGGGAAGAGGGAAGCATAGAAATCAATCTCAATGGGGAAGAAATGTTAAAATAGATGGAGTTAGCTATGTTATAAATCATTATCCTATAAGATCAGAAGAACATGGAAAAAGAAAAATATTAGTAGAACGTAATTGGAAAAATAAAGGACATGGTTGTCATTATGATAGCTATCTTAATAATAATTGTAGCCATATAATAAAAGAATCTAATTCTTTAGAAAAAGATTAAATATGAATGAACAATTAACATTTACACATAATGCTTGGAAAAGAGAAAAAACTTTAAATAATACAATAAACGTTGAACTTAATTATTTTCCAAATTGTCTCCATCATATAGCATACAATGATAAAAAACCTACGGTTCCTAACTCAGCGTCATTAAGCGAGTTTATTACTAGAAAAAATCATAAATTAGATGCTATGAATGGGTGTATACATGCAATAAAAGGTGGTTTAGAAAAACCATCAGAAATAATTATATTTTCACATGACGATGTCTATTTAAAAGATATTGATTTATTTAATACTGCTTTAGCATTAATATTTAAAGACCATGATTTTATAGGAAGACGTATTTATGGAGAGTGTGGGAACTTGACAAACCCTTATATAATGTTAGAATCTTTTATTATTAAAAAATCCCTTTTAAAAATCTTAGTCAGTAATATACCTGAAGTACACAGTATAGAAGATTTACCAAAAGATTTAAGAGGCTCTCCAGCTCCAGAAATATTTTTTGGAAACTATATTTTACGTTATAGTAAAAATCCATATTTTTTTGAAAAAGACCAAAATGTTATGAATATTCCTGACTCGCTTGGGTATCAACATCATATAAAACCAAGAGGATGGATAGAATGAAATTTGCAACACATATACTTGTTTTTAATCAAGACAAATGGTTAATTAAAAATATAAATAATTCTGGCCCATTTGTTGATAAGATATACATAGCATACAGCGATGTTCCTTGGTCATATAATAAAGAAGCTAGAAAACAATTTATAAATAATTTTAATCCTGAAAGTTTAAAAAACAGTCCATATTACGATAAAATAACTTTTATAAAAGGGGTGTGGGATGTTGATGAAGATCAAAGAAATGCATGTGTAAGTGCCGCAAAAAAAGATGGTATAGATTTTTTAATTACTCATGACGCTGATGAATTTTATTTTCTAGATCATTTTAAAAATATTATTTCATATATAAAAACCAACAGTAACCATGAAGTTTATACAGTAAATTGGATATCTTTTTGGAAAGATTTTAAACACGTTGTTGAAACTGAAGATAACAAAATAATTATAGGTCAGCCTGAAATTTGTATTAATTTAAATAAAAATATAAAATTTGCAAGATGTAGAAATCCAGGTAATTACAAAAGACATTTAATTCCTAACATACTTTGCTATCATGCTTCATTTGTATTAACAGATAAAGAATGTTATGAAAAGATCAGTACTTGGGGACATACTCATCAATTTAATCAGGATAATTGGTTTAAAGATAAATGGTTAAATTGGAATATACATACAGAAAACTTACACCCAATTAACCCAAGTATCTGGAAAAGAGCAATCCCATTTACAGGTAAATTACCAGAGGTATTACAATGAATATATTATTCCACAGTAACCAACTCTCAGAACGTGGGACAGAGATAGCACTTTTTGATTATGCACATTTTAACGAAACTATGTTAAATAACAAATCATTTATTATCTGTAAAAACTTATCTGAAGAATCATTAACATATGAAGATTCTGTTACTAAATTTAAAAACCGCTTTACTAATGTTTTCACTTATACGACGCACGGACAACTTGAAGATATAATTAAAAACTTAAATATTGATTTTCTATATACAATAAAAGCTGGAATTAATGATGGAGTATACTCCAATAAAGTTAAAACTGGAATACACGTAGTATTTCAATACTACCAACCGCATGGAGATGTGTATGCATATATTTCTAAATGGTTATCAGATAAAATGTCAAATGGAAAAAATCCTTATGTGCCACACATGATTAATTTACCAAACCATCAAAATAATTTACGTGAAGAATTGAATATACCAAAAACAGCAAGAGTTTTTGGAAGATATGGTGGAAAAGATACTTTTAATATTCCGTATGTTTTAGAAACTATAAAAAGGTTAGAAACCGAAGATGTTTATTTTATTTTTATGAATACAAATAAATTTACATCACAAAAAAATGTTATCTTTTTAAATCCAACTACAGATATGTCAGAAAAAGTAAAATTCATTAATACTTGTGATTGCATGTTACATGCAAGGTCACAGGGTGAAAGTTTTGGAATAGCTGTTGGAGAATTTTCAATTAAAAATAAACCTATATTAACCTCAACTCAGGGTAGAGATAGAGCTCATTACGAAATTCTCGGTGATAAGGGATTATATTATTCTAATGCGCAACAGTTAGAAAAACTTTTAACCTCAGATATAGATTTTAGTCTAAACTGGAATAGCTATTCTAATTATAACCCAACTAATATTATGAACACTTTTAAAAAGGTATTTTTATCATGAAAAATTTTAGACAAGATTTACAAAAATTCGAACAATTTTTAAAAGATGGAAAACATTTTACCTTTTCTAAATATGCAGATGGCGAGTGGAGAATTTTAGACGGAGATCATATTGATCTTACTAGAAAAGCCAATGGAGAGTTTAAATATCAACCAGATAATATAGAAGATGAGCTACGGCGTGCTGAGTTATTAAAATCTTTTCAATATATCCATTCAGATTATTATGTTGGCATAGGGTGTTATTGTTGTATGGGAAATACCTTTTATAGTATGAAAGATCTAAGTAAACAGCCTGTTGAAAACCTAACTTGGGCTAATCTTTTTGTTAATGGTAACTATAAATATTACAGATCAACCCTTGTTCCTCTATTTAATGATTATAAAATAATAATGGTTTGTAATCATAAAGCAAAATTAGATAAACTACCATTTAAAGTTGAAAAAGATTTTAGAGTTGGAACTAACGCTTGGCTAGATAATAAAGATCTAGTAAAAGAAATTATAGAATATAGTAAAGACTTAGAAAATTATTTATTCTTATTCTGTGCAGGGCCTTTTGGAAATATTCTTGCTCATAGGCTACACGAAGCTAACCCTAATAATACCTATCTCGATGCTGGGTCAACTTTTGATGTTGAATTATTTGGTGGTGGAACTAGGGGATATCTAATTGGTGCCGACACTTTAAAAAAGAAATGTATTTGGAAATGAACAACATTACAATAGAAAAGAATAAATTATACTTAGTCACTGGTGGCTCTGGATTTCTTGGCGACAGTTTAATAGATAGAATATTACAACAAGGAGGTTTGGTTAGGGTATTAGCTCGTAATGAGGGGTCTCTAATTAAATTAAAAATGAAATATCCATCTATTGAAATATTAACTGGAGATATCTCTAATAGATTTTCTTGTATACAAGCATTAAAGAACGTAAATGGCATATTTCATCTTGCTGCTTTTAAGCATGTAGGTATGGCAGAAATACAGTCTTTAGAATGTATAAATTCTAACGTTATAGGTTCTAGCATTCTATTAGAAGAATCCGCAAATATGGAATTAGATTTTATTTTAGGAATTAGTACTGATAAAGCAGCACAAGTTGCTGGAGTTTATGGTGCTTCTAAACTTCTTATGGAAAAACTATTTGAGCAGTATGAGAAAATATTTCCAAATACAAACTATAGATTAGTAAGATATGGTAACATTTTATACTCTACTGGGTCTGTTTTATGTAAGTGGAAAAAATTAATTGAAGAGAATAAACCAATAACTATTACAGATGGTAATGCTACAAGATTTTATTGGTCAGTAGAACAAGCTGTAGATTTAATATTTGAATGTCTTAAAAATTCAAAAGATTCTAGACTATATTGCCCTACTATGAAATCTGTATCTGTTAGAAATCTAGCAAAAGCTATGATTAAAAAATATGGAAATAGTAATATTAAAATAATTACTATTGGCCTTCAACCTGGAGAAAATATGCATGAAAAAATTCTTAAAGAGGGCCCTTATTCTAATGAAGTTGCACAATACACAATTGATGAAATAGTGGAGATGGTATAATGAATCTTAGCGTATTAATAGGTACTTGCGATCAATATTCTGTTTTATGGGAAGCATTTACAAAAAATTTTAATAAATATTGGCCACACCCAACAGAAAATATATTTGTAAGTGAGACATTAGAAGTTCCAAATATAACAGAAACAAATTTTAAAACCGTTACTCCTGGGAAATTAGCTTGGGGAGAAAGAATGCTCCAAGGAATTAATGCCTGCCCTACAGATTATATATTCTTTATTTTAGAAGACTATTTTTTAAAATATGTATATTCTAATGACCAAATCAACTATTATATAAAGATGATGGAACAGCATAATATGGATAGACTTCAGATCTCTCCAGGGGGAAATCAAACTTACGAACCTTGTGATATTAATGGTCTAGAAAAATTATCAGCTAATAGTGGATTTCTTATTACAATGCAGCCGTCTATATGGAGTAAAAAACATCTTAACCAAACATTGGATCCAAGATACTCTCCTCATGATTTTGAGCTAAAAGGAAGTAAAAAGTTACTTTCAACTAATCACAACATCTATATAGATAGAAGTATAAAAGATCCTTACTTTAATGCTGTCAGAATAGGACTTAAAAAAAGTAAAGGGTGGGAAGAATTTTTTAAATCTGAAAATTTAGAGGAGCCTGGTATATGATAAATTACGAGAAATACGAATATAGTGGGTGGACATTATGCAAAGAAGCTTTTGAACAGCTTTTTATATTAATACGTGATAAAAAATTAACAAATGTTTTAGAATTTGGTTCAGGAGTTAGTACAAGTTTTCTTAAAGATCTTAATATAAATTATGTATCTTTTGACGGTGATAGTACATATTCCGCTAAAGAAGAAAATGTTCTTATAAGACCTGTAAGACAAGCAACCAAAGAATATTATAACAGCATTATAGAAAATAAAAAATCCTTTAATATTGAAGAATTTAATAAATTTCCACAAATATTAAAAGAACACACTAGACAAAAATACTGTTTTTATTCAATAGAAGATAATGATTTAGTGAATCAACCCTTTGACTTAATACTGCTAGATGGCCCACACGGTAATGGAAGAAGTTTTGCTTTTAATTTAATAAAATCCATGTTAAAAAAAGAAACTTACATTTTAGTAGATGATTATAACCATTATCCATTTATTGATAATCTAAAAATAATTTTTCCAAAAGCATCATTATATTTTGAATCTGTTGAAAATTGTTTTTGCATATACAAGGTAGAGATATGAAAATAACAGCAATACTGACAGGATGGAAACGTCCACAAAATTTAGAAAGACAATTAGAAGCTATTAAAAATCAGACAATAGCTCCAACTGATATAATGATGTGGTATAATGGAGAAAATGCAGAGCATGCTCAAAAGGCATTGCCAGGAGTTAAAACTGCTTCGTGCAATCATAACTTTAAATTTATCGGTAGGTTTGCATATGCGTTATTAGCAAGAACCGAATACGTTTGTATTTTTGACGATGATACAATACCAGGACCTAAATGGTTTGAGAATTGTATTAATACAATGAAAACACACGAGGGTATTCTTGGAACTACTGGCATATATTTAACTAAGAATACTAACTATAGGGATCATAGAAAAATTGGTTGGAACGGGCAAAAAAGCAATGAGCCTATAGAAGTAGATCTAGTAGGACACGCCTGGTTTTTTAAATATGATTGGTTAAAGTATTTTTGGATGGAGGCGCCCTTGAGCTGGGATAATGCCGAAGATATCCATTTCTCGTATGCAGCACAAAAATATGGTGGCATTAAAACATATGTTCCACCACATCCAGACACTGATAGAAGTATTTGGGGTAGCCTAAATGGAAGCGCACTAGGGAACGATTCTGTAAGTTCTTGGGTTAACCGAGATAAAAATAATCATACAATTATTAGAGATAATTGTGTAGAAAAAGCTGTACAAAACGGCTGGAAGTTAGTACATTCTAAATAATGATTATAAAAGAATTGGGTTAATATGGCACTACGTGGTAATGAATTAGAGAAGGCTGCTAATAAAGCAAACATCAGTTATAGAAAAGCAGACGAAGCTTTAATATTAAAAGTACCAACGGGTATAACTATAACTAAACATGGAGCAATCCCACAAAAGTCTACAGTAGATTTTGTAGGAATATTAAAAGGTGGAAAGTTTATAGCATACGATGCTAAAGAAACTAAAAGTAAAACATCATTTCCACTAAAAAATATACACCAGCACCAATACGAGTATTTAAAGTATGCAAATAAACTTGGTGGGGTAGCGTTTTTTCTAATTCATTTTACTACACTGTATGAGTCAAAGGCTTTTATAGTTCCAATGGATCTTATTATAAGATACTGGGAACGTGAAACAAGAAAGTCTATACCAATTACCGAATTTAAAAAAGAATGGTTAGTAGAGATCAACGAGTATCTCAAAGATATATTATGATTACTAAAGAACATGTAGGCTGTATAATTCAGCCAGTACTAAAAGTAAATATCGCAGTTGCCTATGTAGGGGAACTTGCAAATATAAATGACGAAGGAATATTTACACTTATACCTTTTGATCAAACAAAAGATCCTAAACTTTCAGAAGAAGTGATAGGGCCTTGTGTAAGATACCCAATGTTATTAGACGTAAAAGAAATTTTAGCAGTAGTGCTATTAAAGAAAGTAAAGTAAATGGCTGAACAAAAAAATAAAAAACTTGTAATTAAATATAAGTTATTGGATAATAAAGCAAAAGCACCGCAAAAAGGATATGACACCTCAGCAGGTATAGATCTTTGTGCATTATATAAATACAGATTAACAGGACATTCGACTAAAGTTTTACAAACAGGCATTGCTGTAGAAATACCAAAAGGATGGTATGGACAACTCCACGATAGAAGTGGTCTGGGGTCAACTACCACTTTAAAAGTTAAAGCAGGAGTCATAGACTCTGAATACCGTGGAGAGATAGGTATTATATTAAATAATACAGGACCATATCCACTTATTATCGAAGAGGGAGAAAGTATAGCTCAAATGGTTATATTACCTGTTCCCGAAATTACTTTAAAGGAAACAGACGAATTGTCGAAAACAGATAGGGGAACAAAGGGATATGGTTCAACCGACTCAGCATAGAGCTTTTTATCTATCTGACACTTTTATAGACGAGTTTAAAGGTAGTCAACCTAAGTGGGGACCACTTGGGTACGTAACATACAAACGAACTTACGCCAGAAAAAGAGATGATGGGACAACAGAAGAATTCTGTGATACTTTAAGACGTGTGGTAGAGGGTACATTTAATATGCAAAAAACGCATATTATAAAAAATAGTTTAAGCTGGAATAATGTCCAAGCCCAAAGAACCGCACAAGCTATGTACCGGGCAATGTGGGACTTTAGGTTTCTACCTGCCGGTAGAGGGCTATGGGCTAACGGAACTAATTATGCAGAAAATAAAACAGCAGCAGCTTTGTTTAACTGCGCCATGATTAGTACAAACGACATAGCTAAACGTGGGCCTGAAATTTATGAATTTATAATGGACGCGTTAATGCTTGGAGTGGGAGTAGGATTCGATACTTTAGGAACAGGGAAATTAGAGATACAAACTCCAGAAATAACTAACGGATTAGTATATAGTATTCCTGATACTAGAGAAGGGTGGGTTGAATCTGTAGGATTAATTCTAAATGCCTACTTTAATGGTGGCCCATTACCTACATTTGAGTATGATCAAATAAGAGCTTATGGAGAGCCTATTAAAGGATTTGGTGGTACTGCTAGTGGCCCAGAACCATTAATAGTTTTACATACTACTATTCAAAAACATTTTGAAGGCCGTGAAGGTGAAGAAATTACTTCTAGTGATATAGTAGACATAGAAAACTATATTTCGAAATGTGTAATAGCTGGTAATGTAAGACGTTCTGCTGCTCTAGCTTTAGGTGACCCATTAGATAAAGAGTATATGGAACTAAAGCATGATGAAGAAAAATTAAAGTCACATAGGTATGGAAGTAATAATGCTATAGCTTGTACGATAGGCATGGACTATTCAGAGGCTACTAAAAATACAATAAAACAAGGTGAGCCTGGGTATCTGTGGTTAGAGAACGCAAGATGGAATGGTCGTATGGGCGAGTGGTGTGATGATTCTTTTGTTATGGGTGTTAATCCTTGTGGGGAAATCTTCCTCGAATCAGGTGAACTATGTAATCTAGTAGAAACCTTCCCAGCTAATCATGAAACTTTGGCTGAGTATAAACGCACACTTAAGCTAGCTTATTTATATGCAAAGACTATGACTCTAGCTAAAACACATTGGCCAGAGACTAATGCCAAGATGCTTAAGAACAGACGCATAGGTGTATCACAATCAGGTATTATACAGGCGTTCCGTAAACATGGTCGCAGAGAGATGTTAAAATGGAGCGACGAATCTTACAAGCATCTAAGAGAGCTTGATAAAATCTTCTCTGACTGGATGGCTATTCCGACTAGTAAGAAAATTACTACAGTAAAACCATCTGGTACGGTATCTCTTTTATGTGGAGCCACTCCTGGTATACATTATCCAGAAAATAAGTATTATATTAGACGTATTAGATTCTCTAATACTTCAGAGCTAATCCCCATACTAAGGGAAGCTGGATATAAAATTGAAGATGACGTATATGACTCAGGTGGGAAAACCTTAGTTGTAGAGTTCCCAGTAGAGGAACAATTTTATGAGAAATCTAAATATGATGTAACTCTGTGGGAACAGTTAGAAAATACTGCGCAATACCAGCAGTACTGGGCGGACAATGCAGTTAGTAATACTATCACATTTCAAGAGAATGAAAAGAAAGATCTCCCTCGCGCACTTGAGTTATATGAAACTCGTTTAAAGAGTGCGTCTTTCTTACCGTTAGGTACTCATTCATATGAGCAGGCTCCATACGAAGCTATTACCAAGGAACAATATATTGAAATGAAGAGTAACTTAAAAGAATTAGACTTCAGTTCAATTAATATTGATGGCAAAGGATTGAAATATTGCGATGGAGATAACTGTACAATAACAACTTAGGTTATTTTGGTATAAGAAGAATAACTAGGCGACATCGCTTAGTTTTATATTGAACGGGGGAGAAGCAAATTGCTTCTCTCCCTTATTTTTACATTTATAAAGGACTTAATTCGTACAATGCATGAACTAAAAATTCGTTACATCAAGTGCAAAAAGTGTGACCACATTCATTATATTGAAACATGTGTTAGGGATCAGAACCCTTCCTGTTTCAAATGTGGCCACTCAGAGTTTACTTCAAAGTTAACCAAGCAGGACCTGTTTGAAGCTCGCAGATCTCCTCAGAACTGTGTTTGCAACCAAGCACTACAGGCAGAGCTTGAAGAAACTACCAGAAATATAGCTATTACTTTGCATAAGAAGTATCAGGGTGCAGAGCTAATTAAAGCTATCGCAGACACTATGATGGCGTGCATTAATTCAACTAGACAAAACGCTGTGCAATTAGCAGGCCCTTTCTTTAATAATCAAACCGATAATAATAAATGAACGATAAAGATTTTTTAAACATTGGAGTAGGACGCTCCAATAAGACAGTAACAGTCATAAATATTGACCAAGAAGAAGTTAATTTACCGAGTGGTCCTAGCAGTAAAGCCATTTTTACAGTCCGCGATGCAGAAGGAAGAGAGTTCAAGATTAGTGACCTTCTTCTAGAGGATCGTGGAGAATCTAAAAAAGCAGGACTTTGGATCAATATAAATGACGATGGAGAACTATCCAGTTATACTGGGTTAGCGAAATTAATTAAATTCTACGAAGTTAACTCATTACAGGAATTAATAGGTAAAGAGGTAAACGCAGATAATGACGATAATGGATTCTTAGTACTAAGTATCCTTAAAAACTAAAAAAGAAAAAAAGAAATATATGAGAATACCGTCCGGTAGATTAAAAGTAATAAACGCATTATATGATCTAGGATTTGAAGAAGCAGACTATGACTTACTTAAAAAGACCTCGTTTAAGTTTAAGTCAAGCCCAGTATTACAGTCTGGGGATAGTAGTTTAAGAAGTCATATAGGGTTTTTATTTAATACAGGAAAAATGTTAGCTTACCATCAGTTTTTACTGGATAATGACTATAACTTTACTTCACAGGGTGACGTAACAACTGCTATAGCTAATTACGATTGGGCAAAAGAAATTAATCAAGACATAGGTGAACTTTTTGAAACTTTGCCAGAAGAGCAAGTTAAAAGTATAAATAAGATGATACCTAAAGGAAAGATAAAATTCTTTTATTCATTGACAAAGACTAATAACTATGGAAGTAACTGTCCTATTATTACTGATAAAGACACCTTTATTATTGATTCATTAAAGGATACAGATCTAGCTGATCTTGAAAAGATAAGTAAAATTCAAGAACGATTCTCCAGTTATAACTCATTTCTAGATAGAAACAGAGGGTACGGAGAGAACAATAATAAATTTCAGTTATTGGGTACCTGTCATTTTAGTAATGCACAGGTTGCTCTATCTTATACAAAAAACTTTTATTTTGGCAAAGACTCAACTCTGCCAATAAATAGTTTTGGTAATTGGCTCTTAAGCAGCAGGCGTGGATATAATTCTAACGCTTCTGGATTAAAGATAAATGAGATAGATTTATTTTTAAAAGAATCTTATACAACAAACTTTGATAAGATTACTACTAAAGAGCCTACTCCTGAGCAACTAGAGTTATTAAAAGAAAATAACAAGTTTAGATACATACATTCAGTATATGAACATCATAACACTAGATATTGTGTAGTCGGTAGCTCAAGTACATTTCCTTATTACAACACTCCACGAATTCATAACGCAGCAGAATTTTGTGCAGGAGATTACTTTAGTTGGTTTAAAGTAGAAGCAACTAGTTCTTGGTATGACTACGCTGATGCTGGACACTTAGTATATTACAAGCTTGGTCCTGATGGTACTGTGGCAAATAGAGGTAATGATGACCCATTACTAACGCTGGGTGAAGCTGTATTAACAGACCCTGCCCCGGTTATGCTTAATAAAGTAATAATCGAAAATTATCTAAAGACAAAGGCTAGTGAAGATAGAGTTGTTGTTTTAGATAATGGTACTTTGAATACTATCTTGAGACTGCACATGAAAAAAGAAGAACGCACTCAAAAAGTAGTTCAAAGTAAAAACATAATGACTAAGAAGATAACCAAAGTTATTAATAATTTAGAAACAATAAAGAAAACTAAATTAAACGGTATTGATATAACTGAGGACTCTATTAGTTACGCAGGACAAACACTTTCTATTGATAAGAATACCTATACAGGGCACGACAGATGGCTTAATGATGTATTTGATAAGATGTTAAGAAACACAGATCCTAATTCCATTGACTGGGATCTTGTTTACGCAACATTTTTAAGTTATTTAAGTCTGGGTAGTAAGAGCACCGCTGGTACAATAGGTAACGTTAATTTTAATCTTGAGATAAAATCATCCACCTCTACAAGAGGTGTGACCTCTACAAGATACTACATTAATGAAAATCGTATTAATAAGAATGAAGTTGATGAATGTCTCGAGCGAGCTTTGTGCTTTGAGACCCAGGAGGACTTCGATTATTTCCTAGACTCGGTTAGAAAATGTTCGTTAAAATTACATAAATTACTGCACCGTGGTATTAATATTAGTGGAGTAAGTGATGTAATGGGGTCATCTCCAGGACATAATAATTACAATCAATTCTCTATAAAATTCCCGATTACTAGAAAAGGTCGTACAACCTCTATGGTTCTAGATGGGAACTCATACAGAATTCGTAATACAAATAGATTCTTGACAATATCAAATAAAAGAAGTATTTTAGATGTGGTAGATCTACTACTTAATGAAAAAATAGTAGAGGGTGTAACCGTAGACGATGTTAAAGATATTATAACTGCTGGACGAAAAGCTTATGTTGAAGCTTTAAAGAAGAGTCAGGAACTACTAACTGACACCATTAAGTTATTTAAATTAACAGAGGAAACAAAAGACACCACTAGAGGAAGAGTCAAAGGGTATAAAATAAAAGGCAAAATAAGAACTTACTTTGTTGAAAAAGGATCATTAGAGCCTGACTCTAATAATCACAATGATTGCAAGGTCTTTGACTACAATTCTGGAAAGTATATTTGTATTGTTGATAAAGGAAATGCTGCTCAAGTTGGTATGGATAGGCTAGTAAATAGATTATATGCACTACACAACGATGACTTAGTAGCAAAAGAAATAACTACACTTTAAATAAAGAGAAAAACTATGGCAAAAGAAAAAGAAATCACATTAAAGATCGTATCCGCTGAAGGTCACACAGAGTTTCAAGGCACTGGTGCAGAGGCCCTTGCAGAGTTGCAAGAGCAATGCACAAACAACAGTAAGTGGGCTTATGTAGATGGCCGTCAGGTTAATCCTGACACTGTGGGCATTGAAGATCTTTTAAATGCTGAAGACATCACTTTAGCTAACACACTAATTGGTGGCTAATGGAAGTTTTCATTACTCCTGAGATAGTTCAGGAGTTAAAAATATATGGCGATTCAAGCCCCGTGCACGAGGTGTGCGGGGCTTTTATCGGCACTAAAATCAAAAACGAATGGCACATAGAAAAGTTTATACCACTTACCAATGTAATAGCAGGACTCAATGGTAAAGAAGATTACCAGCCTCACCCAGAAGAATGGTTAAATGTTATAAAAGAGACCACTCATTATAACGATGATGCTAAGTATGATTTTATAGGGGTGTACCATACACATCCTAATAACAAACCATATCCCTCAATAACAGACGTTCGAGAGGCCGGTTATAAGGGAATATACATTATATATTCTCCTAAATATAAGACCTTTGGTGTTTACTATTATAATGGTGATCGGGAACATCTTATGTGGGTACCAGCTATATGTCATGACATAGATGAAAGAGAACTAGTAACTTGAAAAAAATATTAATTGTAGGTGCTGGTGGAATAGGAAGTTGGCTTGCTGCTAATTTATACGACTTAATTTGTTGGGAACAATTACCTGACAGTAACGTAGAAATAACTATAGCAGACGATGACCACGTAGAAGCAAAAAATATTTCTTATCAAAATTTTGAAGACGAAGATATAATGGACCCTAAAGCAGCAGTATTACATGCTAGATATGGGTTTAAAGCTTTAGAAAAAAGAATTACAGATGAAAGAGATTTATACGGATATGATTGTATTGTAAGTGCCGTGGACAACCCAAAGTTCAGGCGGCTCTTATTTGAATATTGTCATGTTTATAGTCGAACCCATTGGATCGATTTAAGATCAGAAGGTAGAACAATAGCTGCCTTTACTACATCTGAAAAGAATACTTTGGAAAAAATGTTAGATACATTAGGTCCAGAGGATGCGGAAGATGGAAGTTGTCAGCTACAGTTTGAGCTAGATAATGATATCATCCAACAAGGAAATAAAATTGTGGCTGTGATAGGATCTCAGTATATCCTTAATTGGCATAGATTTGACACTAGTCCACCCGTATTTTCTTTTAATTTTTAACTTGACTAATCAAGTATAATATACTATATTGATTAAGGAAATAACTTCCTACGTTACCTGTAGGTAACGAACTTATAACATATTGGAAAATAACAAATTATGTTAGACTTTGACTCAATTTATGCGATTGCCGTGGTTGGTATTCCTATTGTTACTAACTATGTAAAAAGCGCTGTTCCTAAGAGATTGTGGCCTTTAATCCCATTTGCACTTGGCGCATTAGTTGCCGGTATCTGGGGATCAGAACAAGGCGTACAAATGCAAGCGCTGCTTACTGATGCGTTCTTACTAGGTGGCGGTGGTACTATGCTATATAGTGCTCATAAAGCTGCTACTAATGGCGGAAAGCCTGAAGTTACTAAGAAGAGAAAGTAAAATAAACAACCTATAGGCCCATGAAGAGGAGTCAGAAATGGCTCCTCTTTTTTATATATTAAAATAGAAAGAACTTAATGTCAGCCTTAACGCAATATTTAAACGAAATCAAAAACAATAAAGTTCTGACTAAAGAAGAAGAATTAGAACTTGCAAGAAAAGCACAAGCTGGAAACGAACATGCAAAGAATAAACTAATCACTGCTAATTTGCGTTTTGTTGTAAGTGTCGCTAAACAGTATCAAGGCCAAGGTATTCAATTAGAAGACTTAATTGGTGAGGGTAATTTAGGACTTATGAAAGCGTTAGATAGGTTTGATACATCTAAATCGTTTAAGTTTATTACTTATGCGGTGTGGTGGATTAGACAATCTATTATTAATGCTATTCATGAAAATGCAAGACTTATTAGATTACCGGCTAACAAGATCGGCCTAGTTGGTAAGATAAATAAAATCAAAAGTAGTTTAGAACAAACTTTAGGCAGAGACCCATCTTTTGATGAACTACATCATGAACTACAACAACATGAAATCTTCGATGATATAAATTCATTATTGTTTCACTATGTAGACATTGATAAGAAAACAGAAGAAGGAACAAACATCCATGAAATAATTCCTAGCTCAGATGACCCTCCTAGCACAGATGTTGAGCGTGAATATTTAACGGATGATATTCTAGATATTTTAAAAGATTTTACCGAACGTGAACAGCAGATAATTAAAATGTACTTTGGTATCGGAGAGATACGTAATTATACATTAGAAGAAGTCGGTGATGATTTTGGATTAACTAGAGAACGTATAAGACAAATTAAAAAACAAGTAATTGAAAAGTTGCAGATGAATCATCGCAAAACTAAATTACAAATACATATGCAAGAAGATTAAATGTTTATTTCAAAACCAGAAGATGTGCCAATAGTAGAGAGGTTTATAAAAACTAGAGGTATAATCGGGTATGATGTAGAAACTAATGGACTAGATCCTCATACGAATGAAGTACTTCTAATACAAATAGGCACCGAGCATACTCAGTATGTACTAGATGTTGCGAGACTTGGTACTAGTATATTTCCTGTTCTAGAATTACTAGCAAAGCCTGATACTGCTAAAGTAGCACACAACTCTAAGTTTGACTATGTTATGACCAGGGCTAATTTTGACATTGATCTTTTAAATATGAAAGACACATTATTAGCAGATTACTTGTTGACACAGGGTAAAAACATACCAAAACATAGTTTTGACGCAGTAGTAGATAAATATCTTGGAGAGACTGTCTCTAAGGATTTACAGAAAAGCTTCGTAGGTATGAAGTTTGGTGATCAATTTTCAGAGGAACAAATTAAGTATGCTGGTGATGACGTTAAATACTTATTACCGCTGCATACTAAATTGGACAAGTTTATCAGACAAAGAGATATGAGTAAACTAGCCCATTTAGAAAATTCTACTGTGCGGGCTACGGCTGAGTTAGAATTGAATGGTATACACTTAGATAGAAAAAGATGGCTTGCCTTAAAAGATATAGCATTAAAGGCCGCTATTGATTTAAAGGTTGAGCTGGATGAAGCGTTCGCTCCACACTGCTCAGTAGATCTTTTTGGGTCACCTACGGTAAATTATGATTCTCCTAAACAAATGTTGGAATTATTGCCTAAGATATGTAATGTAACATTAACCTCTACTAATAAACAAGAACTTGAAAAACAAAATCATGCAGTAATTAAACTATTACTAGAGTACAGAAAACGAAAGAAATTAGTTACTACATACGGACAGGAATTTCTAGATAATAATGTAAACTCTGTAACAGGTAGAGTTCATTCTAGTTTCTGGCAATTAGGTAACACAGACTCTGGTAGATATGCCAGTACCAAACCTAATATGCAGAATATACCAGCAGGTGCTGTATATCGTGCTGCTTTTACAGCACAAGATCTAGACTATAGAATAGTCGCAGCGGACTTCGCAAATCAGGAACTTAGACTACTAGCTCATATGAGTGAAGAAGATAAGTTTATTGAATGTTTGAGAACTGGAAAAGATTTGCATGCCTACTGTGCCGCTATCCTGTTCAATAGAAACTATGATAGTATTACTAAAGAAGAGCGTGATGCCGCTAAAGCCATCAATTTCGGTATGAATAATGAATAAAATAAATAATGCCGAAAACAAACTCGCCAAATTCGGGGAAACCTCAGCACATAATGGTGGTGGCAATCCCGAGCTAAGCCTGAAGAAGCAGGAAAGTGTAGAGACTAGACGACGAGTATGTAAAAAGTGTGACAATGTACTTCCAAAACGTAGACAAAAATTCTGTTCAGATAAATGTAGAAACGCATTTAACTCTCACGCGTGGAGAATTAAAAAAGGTTTAATTAAAAAACCATATAGTGGTTCTGGTGGTAATCAATCAGGAAAAGATAACCACATGTATAAAAACGGAATAAGAAATTTTAGTTTACGGGCTTTTGAATATTATGGTAAAACTTGTAATCGATGTGAGTCAGAAAAAAATATCCTGACTCATCATAAAGATCATAATCGACAAAATAATAATATAGAAAATTTAGAAGTTCTATGTAAGAAATGTCATCAAAAACACCATTGCACACGAGACCAAGTAACAGGTCGTTACATAAAGGGATAGTCCGGGCCTCTGGTAAACCAGAGGGTTCCTGGTTATTTACGGAATGGGTGCTAAGAGATTATCAGCTGTTCTAAAAATTTCAATACCTGAAGCATCTGGCTTATTAAGATCTTACTTCTTAACCTTCCCTAAAATCGCTAAACTAATTAAAGATTTTACCGACAGTGCAGAAGATTTAAGATACGCATTTAGCCCGCTTGATGGTAGACGAAGAGATTTAAGTTCAATGGATTTTGATAATCCAAAACATCATAGCCATGCTATGAACATTGCTAAAAACTTACCATTCCAGGGTACTGGTTCTAGTGTTACTAAACGAGCTTTATGGAAAACGAGTGAATCAATTAGAGATAACAAATATGATGCTATGATAATCAACGCAGTTCACGACGAAATTTTATTAGAAGTACATAAGGATGAAGTTGATGAAGTCGCGGGCATGTTATCATTAGAAATGATAAAAGCGTTTAATCATTATGCTCCGTCAGTGCCTATGGAAGTAGAACCTGTGATCGGAGACTGTTGGATTCACTAAGTCATTTTGAGGATATGCAGAAAAAGCTATACAGCTTAGCGAAGAAGAAAAACCACGACTACGGCTCAGCCAATATTGAGATACTTGGAGAGAAGGGCTGTTTTGTTAGAATGTCTGATAAATAAATAGACTAAAACAACTAATGTGGGATAATCAAGAAGCTGAAGTAAGCGATGAAAGCATAGACGACTCATTAGCAGACCTCGCTAATTACGCAATAATAACTTTACTGTTGCGTAAAGACAGGTGGGGAAAAGACGACACTTTTAAATAAAGAAAAAGAGAGACACATTTGTGCCTCTCTTTTTTTAGCCTAAAATTTAAATCTCTAACTACTAAAGTTTAATAGGTACAACTCTTGATGCACGTAAGCCAGCATTCTCTAAAAGAATAGTCTGGTTCGCGGCAACACTAAACTGGTGATTTTGGATATAACACTCTTCCAAGTAGAAACCACCCCATGATTCATTCTCTTTATCATGTATAACAAATCCTAAACCTAACGGCTTATTGAAGAACGATGATGCTAGGTTAATGAAGAACTCTTCGCCTAATTCAGGGTCAGACGCATCAAAGTCTGCACCGGGCATATCATCTGGATTTGTAATTGCATCATACTCTGTAGTACCAAGATTCTCGTAAAGAGCCCTTAATAACGACTTACCATCAAATAGAACTCTAGTAAGCCCGGCTTGTACGAAAGTACGCCCTGGAATAAAGTATGGTGCGCGAGATCCAATTTCAAATAACTGCTGTAGCTGTTTATTCTGAGTTACTGTAGCATTTTCCACTAATCCAATAGGGATTAAATTTTCAATATTTTCAGGTAACTCGCTAGGACCAGCTAATACAACGCAAGACTCAGAAGATACAAAATTATCGATAGCACCAATATCTTGTACATGTCCAACGCTAAAATCCCAATCAGCTTTTGTTCTTGACATAAATTACCCTCCCTAGAATAACAACTGGATTTTAATGTAATTGGCAGGATATTTTACCTGCACTTCAATTTCGACCAAAATTGAATCCGGACCTATAGGATCTTGTAATACATTAAGAACCTTAAAATCGTTTACATGACCTTCTCTTACTAAATATCTGCCCTGACCATTTAAGATTGTAGTTAACATTCTTAAGAAATTAGGGGTAATTGCATATTTACCAATATAAGATCTTAATCCAGCACGTAAGAATTTAGATACAAAGTCTAATGCCTTTGTAACACTTAGCTCCCTCTTGGCCACACTGCTAATGTCTGTTGACATCTGGTGTCTGGAGCTTATAGCCGAGTTCGGCGTAGGTTGTGTCATAATATAAGTACCACCTTCACCCATGGTATTCAGATGTGCTTCAGAGAAGTAATCTTGAGAACCATAAGTTTTAGAGATACCTGCACTAGCCACGTTTGTTAGCGGAGCAGAAGGTGCTTGTCCAGCAACTTGCCCAGCAACCACAGCACAATAGTAATATCCAGGTACAGGAACATAACAGGAGAGTGAGTGAATACCGTTATGTAACATTGTAGTTACCATAGCAGCAGTAATATAATCTCCTGTCCAGTATTTTGTACCATCAGTTAAAGTCATATCAGTAGCTAATTTTGCTTTAGCTCCATAAGTACTAAAAGAAAGATTGACAAAGTCGCTAAAACTATTCTCAATCCAAGTAGGATCAACAGTTAAAATGTGTCTAGTTTCAAGAACATATGCAACATCAGGGTGTACAGAGAAAATTCTCTTACTACCGATGGCGAAATTCTGTGCTTTAATTTCATTAGCAATAGTGGCTTTTTCAGCACTAGTTGTCATATAGTCAGAGTTACCAATTTCTTTGTTAACAATTCCTATACGTTCGTGCTTGTTTGTAGCCAATGACTGAGCCTCTACATGAGTTTTTAATGTAGTTGCTAAATTATTTGCACTTTCCATAATCGCAATAGCATAGATTTCATGCGGCTCTAATTCATCAAGTCCTGCGCTATAGTCGTCACTAGCAAATCCACTGACGGCAAAGGCATTGATAGAAGTACCAGCATTAATTTGTGCTAAGTATGTTCCATAAGCTAAGGGGTTCCAACTAACAATTTCCCCAAGCTTTGTTCTAATGTCTGAAACTCTTTCGACATTCTGAATTTTTGTTAAATCAGTTTTTTGAGATCTATACCCAACTTTAATTTTAGCTGACGGTATTACCCAATCAGTAGCATCACCTGTTAATTCAGAAGGCAGCGCTAGACCAGAAGTGATAGTAACAGTGTCAGTAGCAAAAGAAACTGTTACATAATCATTACTTTGGTCAAAGTGGTATAAAGTCCCCGCATGAACTCCAGATGTTACGTAAGCATCAACAATAACTAATGCGTCATCGTTATCGCTGATATTGTAATAATCTGAGTTATAACCTGATAATTGAATCTCCATAGTACCATCACCAGCACTATATTCAACACTCCATTCAGAACTATCTAACGTTGGATCCTGCCAATAATAAGCAGCCCCTAAGAGACAAGTCTCTAAATCTGGAGCAGTAAGAACAGGTGTAACAGAAGTCTCAATTTGAGATATTTCAACTCCTGGTTTGACGTACGCCATATAGGATCCTCCAAAGTTTAATCAATTTAATTCCTGTTTTACAACAGAAGCACCCGACTAATAATATAAATTATTATTAATTTGTTTTTTCTTTTTTAAGGCTTTTGATGTTCCTTTTACAGCCTCAAACCCTAATCTTCCAATCATTGCTGTTTGGGCTAGCCCTGGAGCTAAAGTCCAAGCAGCAGTTTCTTTAATTCCATGGCCAGCGCGGCTGCCCAAAGATTTTGCTGTACCATCAGCTTTTTTGCCAGGTATTAACTCCACAGCTCCAAAAGCTGGACCACTTGAGAGAACTGCTCCAGTTCTTGTGACTGGACCTCTTTTTACTAACGCCTTGCCTTCATTTGTAAATCCAGTTACCTCTTTTTTAACTCCAAAAAGACGACTTTTATAAAATCGTTTATCACCTTTAATCATAGTAGTATCTATTTTTTTTGTTTTCCAGAACTTTAATCCACTCAATCCTTTAGAAAAAGAAGGCATTTGCAATCCAGTAACTTTAGATCTCTGTAAAGGTCTTGACGCTGTACCTGTCTGTGTCCAAAGATTTCTAGCATAAGCCCTTGGACTCCTTAAAGCAGTTTCCATATTAAAGCCAAGCTCACCAACACCACGTCTTAAAAACCCGTGTCGTGTTTTACTTGAAGGATTCTTAGCAAGACCTTTAGCCATAGTATAACTAGAAGTTCTCATCTTCTTCCGCACAGGTCTTCCACCAAAGCGCCTCATAGCTTTTGCACTACGTAAAGCGTAAGGTAAAATCTTAGAGCCCGCTCTAGCTAAGAGTCCCCAAAAGGCATCCTTTTCAAAATCAGCTTGCTTTTCAAACCCTAAGTCTTTTAACACTAACTTCCTCCAGAAATTACGTAAGAATCTTCACCCTCAGTAAAGGCACCGGAAACTGTAACCCAGCCCCAGTAATCTTCGGCATTATCACCAACAGTGTTTACATAAGTATCGAAAGTTAAAGTAGCTATATATTCACTAAATAACTTAAAATACCCATAAGGCTTCGTACTTAATAAAAACTCTGTCGTTGTTCCATCCCCTGTAAAAGTATCAGTAACAGAGGTTGCAGGAACATCTAATCTATAGTAACTAACGGAAATAGCTACTCCTGATTCAGGAGCTACTTTAAAGCTAACATAATCCCGTAAAGTGCCTGGAGTCACGAGGTAATGTATAGTTTCATATAACCTAACATCGCCTAAATCAACCGTTAAATTATAAGATGTTTCAGATGGAGCTATACTTCTTTGACTAGAAAATGTTAGTCTAACAGGAACTACAGTTAGTTCTACATCAGAGTTAGACCTCAGTATCTGTTCTTCACCAAGAGCTAAGCCCTCTAGTCTGCTAATCCCGTGTTTATAAATCTCTGTCTTATAAGCAGTTAGCGCCATAAATAATTCAGAAGCTATCTCTTCAGCCTGTAACCCGTTCTTAGATATACAGTTAAATACTACAGTGCCTCTAACGATGTCTGTGTAACGTTTACCAGATCCTGCATTATTATATAACGGTCCCTTTATAGTTTGCTTACCATCCTCAGTTCCAAATCCATCAGATTTAGATCCTAATCCTGGATCTTGGCCAGGAGAGAAAGCCCACTGCATTCCTCCACGAGAAACTAGAATACCTGGAATTCGTTCTATAATACCAAGATCTATGGCATTTTTATCTGCTATAACTATTGCTGTAGACCTTAAATCTTCATTCCATAAAAACTTGCTATGATCCCCAAAGTACTGCTGGCAAAAACTAGTAAAGATCTGCTTTATATCAAGAGACACATTATTAGTATTAACCCAAGATGATTCAGATACTATTTCTCCATCAAACCAATGGTCTGTGTTAATATTTGTTCTTGTCATGGGTCTCTGACAAATCCCTTATTTCAGGAGTTAACGAAGTCTTTAAAGCAGATTTTCTATTAGCCTCTTCTTTTAATTTAGCTAAAAGGTCTTGATCTGTATTAGTTACATTTTCTTTTGGTACTAGTCTCATCGTAATAATATACTCTTTTTTGAATAGTTTGTCAAGTTTATTTCTATGTATTAGTAGGACTTAGCAATACCCAAGTTTCCAGATTATTAACTACCTGACCATTGGTATATATTATACCGCCAGCTGCCCTTCTTCTAAAAATTCCAGCATATTTCGTTTTTAAACATGGCGCATAAGTGTTGCCCGGTATTAAGTACGGGGTGTTTAATGTAACGTTTTGAACTTGGTGCGTATACCATGTACTACCGTAAGTTCCGCCAGCAAGAAGACCAAATCTATAAATATAGTCTGTTTCCGAATCTTCGATTGCCGTTTCTGTTAAAGATGGTTCTGCTGAACTATTAGTTATCAAGAACAATTTATTTTTAAAGGATATTTGATGTGCTTCAGCCTCGTCATATCTATCCATCATTGGAATATCAGTAGGATACCCTAGATCACCATATTTATATACAACTTTTTTAATATACCAACCAGCGTATAAAAATGATATAGGAGACATAGCAGGAGGATATGAGGTAGATTTACCAGACCAATCTAACCACTCGTCTGGGTCGCTTCCCTCAGACCACGTTGCTGCACTTTGTCCTACTATCCCTATTGGTACCCACACATCAGGCAGATACTCAGGATGCTCTTTTAAATCTTCTGTAAGGAATGTTCCATTACCATCAGCAACTAATACCCCTCTTTCTATTGAGGCTCCCTCAGAATCAAGTATGGTTGTTGCCGAACAATTAGAGAATGAAGTTACTCCGCTAACCCCAAATGACATATTTAAAGTATCTTCAAAATATAATTCGTTTTCGTCTTCATCGTATTCATATTTTAAAGTTAACTTATTAGTATCATTTACTGAAAATTGAAGAGTAGCATCAGTGTCATCTTCACTTACTAAATATAAAAAGTTAGTATAAAAAGAGGTTGAGCCAGTACTTAGAGATACAATAGGCTCGTTGTATCTATCATACACTATTGGCTGATAAAGTCTGGCTGCTGCATTCATATAAAACCTATCATCACTTAAGCTTGCACCGCTTATTAATGTCAGATAAGTTCTGTCTGCTTCACCGCCTACAACTGTTTCGAACTTTAATGGATCAAGAGACTCTACTATATGGCCAGATATATTTAAAGAAATAGTTCCATCTGACTCTTTAATTATATTAGTGCCTAAAGTTAAATCTTGATTTGCTGTTATTCCTTCATCTAATGACAGGTGTAAATTTCCCGCTATGTCATATATAGCTGAAGTGTGTAAAGGGGTTACGTAGTTAGCTGATCCTGTCAGATATACTGTAGACCCTGTTAACGATATTCTAGCTGTGTCTGTGTAGTCGTAGATTATACCAGGAGTCTCGGAGAAGTAAATTGCTGTGGTAGACAGCCCTTCTGTAAAATCTGCTAATGAGTTAAATGTAACTAAATCAGATGAGGAATCTATTATGTCAGTATATAATACTCCACTAGCATATATATTATACACATAGTAACTCTGATCATAGCTACCGCTTACGCTTGAGAAATCCTCATCGATCTCTGACTTAGTATAATATAGATCGTTATGGTTGTGTGCAGTATAAGTGACACTAAGAGAGTCTAGCTGTGTTTGAGCGGACAACAGCCTTGTGTCAAGTTCAGAGTCATTATTATTCCAAATGACTCTACCCTCATTTACATAATTATCAAGCGTTACGTCTAGAATGGCCACTAAGGTACCTCTACATCATATATAATATCACCCTCAACTATACGAGATAGTTGAACAGCTTGTTCAATGATATATCCTTTTTTCTCAACGTTCTTAACTGTTTTAACTGCCCATCTTATATTTTTATTATCTACTACAACGTCATTGACAGTTAAGATCGGATAATTTAACATAGTTAATAGAACATCACTTGGCATCCATTCACCAAACATTGTTATCTGATTATACTTTGGAGAGGGAGTGAGCATTCCCTTAAACAACAAGGCTTCGTAGTATCCGGATACCCAAGAAGTTCCATGACACGTGGTACAGCTGGGATCATTACTTCTCATTAACGTTGCATCCCAACATTCAGTGCATCTTGTACCATAAGATCTACGCTTTAATAAATACATATCTCTTTGAGCATATTTAAGAGCTAAAGCTTTTCTTCTTAAGATTTCAGCATGAACTAAATCAGTAGTCTCATAAAACACGTATAGCGGAGTAGACGTTAATACAGAAGTAGTATCATCTGTAGTGTCTGTTAATATTAACTTATAGAACCAAGTTCTACCAAAATGATACACACCAGAAATGGTGGTGTCATCATATGACGACAGTGCTGCGGATACTCCGCTTCCTACTAATGTATAACCATCAGTAGACCCAGCAGTGCCTGGCCCATCTGCTCTATATACGTCTATTTCAAAATCAGACTCATCTTCATTTGAAGCAGTCCAGGTCCATGAAATAGTTAATTTATCTACGTCAAAAGAACTAATTGATAGTGTGTCTATAGTTAACATTACTCGTCGTATATGTCCTCTCCATGAATAATACCATATTCTGAATGAACTCCCCCATAACAATCATCTATATTTGAAGCTAACTTAAAATTATGTACTGCTCTAGAATACTTATTAATTAGTAGATTAAAGAAATTAATATACCTTCCATACTTATCATAATCCTGAACAGTGACTCCGCCAGAATCTTGATATGTTAAGGTATTTCTAGCAGACAATATTCCTTTGGCCATTAATAGCTTTAGTATAGCTCCTTGGCGTGTTATATTCCAGGGGATTTCTGATATTGCTGTATAACTTGTTGCTGGCAGAAACTCATAATTAATTTCGTCCATAGTATCTTGAATATAATGATAAAGCTCAATATCCTCACACTCTTCAAGCTCTTCTAGCTTATTTAATATAGCGGTATCATTTAACCATTTTCTAAGACGTGCAACATAAAGTCCATCCTCATATGGAATAAACTCTGTAGTAAGTTGTATATTAGTCGGCATTATAATCCTCCAAAATATTAATAACTAGAATGTCAGTTGTAGGTACAGTCAGCTTTGAGGTATCATCGAAGGTAACTTCAAACTCACCAAGATATGCACCAGCCGTATTAGTGTCTGCTCCTGCCCAGGAATACCTAACTCTACCATCTGCACCACCACTAGTTAAAATAGTGCATTCGCCATTTTCTATTTTCATAGAAGTTCTTGAGGCAGCATCTACCATAGTGAATGTTACACCAGCACCGGCCAGATCTACTACAGTTCCGTCTTCGTCAGTAAGTGTAGCATCTAGATACGGTCTAGTGTCATTCCTTTTTAAATTGACTGTTGTTGTAGCCATTCATTTCTCCTATTATTCATCAAGTAATTGAGATAAACTGACCAGTTGCAGTAACTGGGTTTAAATACTCAGCATCTGCTGCAGCAACCTCTGCTGCCATCTCTACATCGGTTAAAGCGCCATCCCAAAAAACAATTCTAGCCGTTTTTCCAGTTTGAGTTTTTTCCGCAGCACAAACTTGTTGAACCGCAGCTGACATATCTATATCAGTTATACTACTTGTACTAGCACTTCCAGCTTCAACTCCATCCTCAAAGACTTGTAATCCATCAGTAGCAGTACTGAACCTAACTCTAAATACTGATATCTGTGGAGTCTCTATAGTAACTGTCCAAGTAGTAAATGCCAAAGTGCTATTACCATAAATTACAGCCTGGTTAGTTCTCCAGTTATATGATTGTTCGCTTGATCCATCTCTTTTTCCTGCATATCCGCCATCGCCAGTGACATCGTGTTCCCCAACATGGAGTATAGTAAATCCATCAGTAGACCATAATTTTAAATCAGAGGGGCCATTAAATCCGTCAGTTACGCATGTCAAAGTACTATGATCATTATAATCAGAGTCTGATAAATTAAACGTTGGTCGATACGTTGGACCAGTTTGGCCCATAAAATATCCATCTCCAGCGCCTACTTCATCATACCAGCCAGATACCGAAACTCCATCTCCATACCCGGCCCCGGCATTATGTCTAGAATCAGTTAGTGAGTCTACATCCCAGTCAGCTGACACATTGGCGTTTGCTCCATTACTAGGTGTATAAGCCATTAATCGTCCTCATAAAATATTGTAATATGTATCCAGGTAGGATCTCCAGAAGTTGATACTAAGTCTACCCAAAGTGCCGAATCCGCAGGAACTGTAGCATCACTAAAGGATGCAAGAGTTCCGTAACTTGTACCAGACGTAGTTGTATTATTTGATCCAAATACATCATTACCGGCTGTATACGAAGTATTGTGTTTAAGATTCCAAACAACGTTAGTACCGCCTTGTACTCTTACAATTACTTTAGAAATTGTATAGGCTCTATCATGGAAGAACGCTTCCATGTCATCGGCTGCAGCAGGTGTCTTAATAGTAAATGATTTAGACCCTCGATGGGTGTGCAGTGAATCTGCATTACTTCCATCTGTAAGAGTTTCTAGTTCAGTTCCAGTAGCAGTAGTGTCAGAGTGACTAGCCACTGTGTGAGACTCGGCATGAACATTTGCATATTCTGCAGCTGTTAAGTGTTGGTAATCTCCAGAGTTTAAACCGCCTAAATTATTATGAACTGTAACTGGAGTTGATTGAATATCAATACTCCAAGGAAACCCTATACTATAAAGATTAGTCACACTTTTTTCTACAATAATTTTAGCTATTAATACTCCACCACCGGTAACACTAGTTGGTAAATTAACAGGTAATTGCGCTTCGGTTGCTTCTACTAATGTATTAGAGGCCTGTCCATAAACTATATGACACTCACCATCATCGTGTAGATATGCCCAATGGATTCCATATTGATTATTAGACAAGGTAGCTAAGCCTGTACCATAATCATTATACTGTAAATTATCTATTACTGATTGTGACGAATGTTGCCATACTCCATCATTATACCAGTGTTCAAATGTATCAGCACCAGTAGTATCCATAGCAGCAGTAGTTATTCTATGATGTGCAAAATATAATACTCCAGCAGAGATCGTTAAGTATCTATTTCCTGATTCAGCAGTTATCATTCCACTAGCGCGTTTACGGCCATAAAGTTCAAATAATCTAAAAGCTGACTTCATGGCAATATCATTATAATTAGCAGGAATATTAGTTACATGAACATTACCATTAATTCTATGTGCTGTTCCTATTGGAATTGTAGTATGTAAATCTAAATCAAATATATTAGTTGTACCAGAAGCAATTGGCGTCCCAGCATTATAATCTAAATAAATATAATGTGGTATTCCATCGTCTGCTATATTTAATCCTGATCTTCCAGTAAAATCTATTGATACTAGTTGGCCTATGTCACTATCTGTAGTTTTTAAATATGCTGTTCCAGCAGCAATATCAATATTTCCTGAACCCGCATCAGTTAATAAACAACCAGAAATAATAGAAGAAGATTGAGTATTTATATAATCATTAAGAGTTGTATAAACTGGAGTATCAACATTATTAGTTACGATTGTTGTAAGATCTTGTGTGCCAGTATGATTTGCTCGTGCTCTATCGGCAGTATGATAATGTAAAGAAGTATCGCCAGATCCGGTTAAAGTGTTTAACTCGGTCCCTGTTGCCGTTGTGTCGGAATGACTCACAACCGTATGTGACTCTGCGTGACTAGCTGCGGTATTTACTGCGATACCGCTAACGTTCGCATCTATTTGATCTTGTATATTTGATGTTGCGCCGTTTAAATAATCTACTTCAGTATCTGTAACAGTCGCTGAAGTTTGTAAATTCCCACTTTCATTTGTATATACTACTCTTCTTACAGTTAAAGCTCCACCTAATGTCGCGAATCCTGCTTCTGCAGCAGTTCTATTTATCCATTGGTCACCGACTGCTTTGTAGGATAAAACTTCATAATTTGCCGGTGTGTCTATTACAACATCTCCAAGACCACCTAATTCCTTATAAGTATTTCCTGAGATAAGAATATCCATTGTATTTATTTTATCATATACAGCATTCTGACTAGGGGAGTGAGTTGTATCACCGTTCCACCCAGAACTATAAATAGTATCTTCTACGGGGCTAGAAGCCGCGTGCGTGTGTAACGAGTCCGCATTACTACCGTCAGTAAGTGTTTCTAATTCTGCACCAGTAGCAGTCGTATCCGAGTGGCTAGCTATATTATGGGCCTCGAATGCTCCAGTAACAGCATTACCGCCTGCAGTTGATCCATCACCAACAAAATAACTATCGGTGTCTGTTGTCCAAAAAGGCTCACCCTCAGCTAATGTTAGTGTTAACCTTTGTGCGTTTGTTCCTCTACGAATTTGAAAAGCCATTAAGCTCCTCCACAATTTATACTGACTTGATCTGTGTATACTCCACAATCAAAGCCAGCTTTATCTAAAGCTGCAGTTCCACAATCTATTGTTACTATATCCGGTAATTGACTTATTCTTACTCCGCCATAGGTTACTCCGTCACCTACATAAAACCATTTAGTATCTGTATCCCATAAGGGTTCGCCCTCTTCTGCTAAGAATGAGGTACGATCTTGATTTAATCCTCTTCTAACTTTCATACTCATATTAGATATGTTCCTCCATCGCAGACACAAGTGCCTTCGATTAAATAAGTTCCTCCATCACAGTTGGACTCTGGTACTAAGTAAGTTCCTCCGTCACAAGTATCTGGAATAACTATTCTTTTACCAACAGCTCCAACAACAGATACAGCTCTTAATTCATAGTTATTTTCAAATGCTATGTCATAAACAACTGAATAAGATTTTACGTCAATGCCGTCTAAATAGCTTGGTATATTTGTTACAGCTTTAATTTCTAAGAATGCTAAATTAGCTCTGTAATTGTAAGTATTTAATAAAGAAAACTTATAAGGAAGTACAGTGCTTGAATTTAATATAAAATCTAAATTACTAGTTGGTGCTTTATAAGTCAAAGTGCTGGATGTAACTCCAGTACTTCCTATTTCAGCATCTTCTAATATATATCTTAGAGGTGGCTGGAATTCAGTAGCTGGTGGAATAAATTCAAAGAATTGCCATCCAAGATACGAAGATAGTAAGTACTTCGTATTTCCCCAACGAATCCGAGCTTTTTCACCGCCTTTAGCCATTAAACTTTCCTGAAGACTTTAAGATTATCGATTTAGTCTGTACCTTCTTAGGCTTTGTTTCTTTATTGTATTGTTTCCTTGCATCCTCTGCATTGAGTTCTTCTTTAAATATAGTTAATTTTTTACCAGATCCCACAATAGCAGAATTATTAGATTTATCAATAAATAAAATATTTATTACAGCATCTTTATCTACTATTGGAATATCATTTTTTAACTCAACTAAATAAACGAACATAAGAACCCCATATAAAATATAACACTTAAACGCCTGTTTGTCAAGATATAAACAAAAAGAGGGAGAGCTTTTACACTCTCCCTCTCTAAATTAAGTCCGGTAACTATAACGGTCTTAATATTTACGGATACAAGGTCATCTTACCGCAACCATTAATATTACCAATACCCATTCCAACTGCCTCATAAGCAGCGAATGTGATAATATTCTTTTTCTTCTCAATCCAGAACTTCGTATCATTTAAGATACAGAAGTTACCTAAGAACTCCTGAGCGGCGAATACATATACATACTCTTGTGTACCACTGTGTAGTAAGTCTGTTTTGTTAGAAACAATTAACTTACGACCGAACAAGCTAGCATAAGTATATCCGTTAACTGTAATCTCAGAACCAACCGCGTCACCAACTGATGTTGCATCATATAGGAATAAACGGTTAAAGGTCTCAGTACTCATTAGAAGGGTCTCAGCTCTTAAGTTGTTACCATCTAGTAAGTTAAACAATTGACGGAATGAATCCTTAGAAATTACTCCACTTGTAAGAGTACCACTGACAGACAGTGAACTAGCAGTAATAGCTACTTCAACCTGTGCCAAGAACGAGGTATCTTCAATTTTCTGAATATCTTTCACAGAGTTACGCTCGATGATTTCAGTTAGAGGCATTTCATAAGCTAGAAGCTCTTCCTCAGTCTTCTGGAAATCATCACTAGAGATTGTATAGAACGGAATCTCATAACGCTCACCCATGATGTAGTTCGTATCAGGCTGACCACGGAAGTTTACTGTCATTGCTTTTGAGTCGGGCTCAATATCAACAATGCGCACTAAACCGTCGTGATTAACTGATCTCTGCAAGTCAGCCTTTGTTACATACTCGGGCTGGATAATCTTACGCGCAAAGCTAACTTCTCTTAGCTTTTGGCGAATAAACGCTGAACCTTCAGACGCTGCTTTCTCAATACCATCAGGAGAATTTAGCTTCTGAATAAACAGCTCATTAATAGTGCTAGCTGAAATATTACTCATTAGTTATCTCCTTAAGCAGTGATGTAGGTTATTACGTTAGAATAAGTTGTACCCATGTAGACGTAGCTAGTCGTCAGAGCTTCACAGTAAGCAACGATATTATGTGTTCCCATAGTACCGATACCTAATGTTCCATCTGTCTCTACTGCTAGCGGACTGCCAACTGAGATACCTGAAGTCGTTACCCAGTCAGTCATTGCTCTGTGAGTACCAACTAGTAAAGTTAGTTTTCCAGTAGCAACGGCATCGGGTGTAAATCCATACGTGTTATTCCTATTAGACTCTGTCCAGATAGGATATGCGGCAAGTAGTCCCTTACTAGCAGGGGTAATACCGCCAAGACCAATCCAAGCACCCTGTTTAAGAGTGGTATCTGACCAGTTAGGCATAGTAAGTTCAACACGCTGGAGAATATTTAAGTTACTTAAAAGCTTAAGCATTTGCTTTTCTCCTTAAAAAGTTATATTTAATCTTCAATCAACCACCGAGTAAAATTGTCCAGAGACCCATCGTCTTGAATTCTGTCACTAAGAGTTCCAAAACTAAAACTCTCTTGGCTTTGTAACTCCATAGCCTTCTTAACGATTTCTAACTCCTCTGAACTTCCCTCGGAGTATTCCTGCATAAACTGAATAGCTCGTTCTGCAGGAAATCTGCCATTTTCATACAGCTCTATAGCTGTTTCCTGTGCAGACTTAACCATCTGCAACTCCTCTAATTCATCACGTATGGCACGAATAGTATCGGCAGCTAATTTTAATTTATCATCCGTGGTCATATTTACTCCGAATTAAAAAAGTTATTCTTCCTCATTAAAGAAGCTATCGTATAAATTTTCTACGATTTCATAGGCAGCTGTTTTATCTGATTCGGTCTCTTCAACTTCTTCGGCTTCTTTGCTTAACTCTGCTAAGAAAGCATTAGCCATGATCTGTCCAGCTTCTTCGTAAGAAGCTACTTTAGCGGCTTCCTCTTCTTCAACTTCGACATCATACTCGATCATGTATTGAGCTAGTTTAACAACATCATCATTAGTAAAATCTTCGCCATGCTCTTCTGTTAAGAGAGCAGAAGCAGTCTTTACATACTCACTGATAGCTTCGCGTCTTTCAATCTCCATATCATAGCTTGCTTCTTTGGTAGTTTCTTCAACTTCCTCAGCTTCTTCAGCTTCGATGTCATGATTTAACATATATGTGGCTAATTTAACAACATCTTCTTTCTCATAATCTTCACCATATTCTTGTGCTAATAGATCATCAGCAGTAGCGGCATATTGAGAAATAATTTCTACTCTTTCGTCAATTATATTACTCATAAATTTTATTCCTCTCCTTCAGTGAAGAATGTATCGTAAATAGTGTTTACTATTTCATCAGCAGCTTGCTTACCCATATCTACACCACCAGCTGAGCTCGGAAGAGCGGCTTGGTGAGTTACTGCTAGGGCAGAATCTGCGGCAATAGTTCCTGCTGTTTCATCAGGAGCTTTACGAGGTGCGGGTTGAGAATTAGTATCAATTTCAATAGAAGGTACACTAG